GAAACTCAGGGCGGTATTTGCCGCGCCCCACGGACCAGCAACGGATTTCGTGGACGTGTTGACCGAGTTCGTGCCCGTATGCGCGCCGGACGTGGACTCTGCAATGGAAGTCGAGGCCGCATTGTCATTGAACGTGTACGCGCCGTCATAACCAGTGTCGTAAGTACCGGTTGCGTTCGAATGGTCCGTGGCCCATGTGACGTTACCGACAGCCACATAAATTGTGGTGGTTGCGGATGCCGCCAGCGTCGGGATCTGAACTTTATACTGCGCCGCTCCAGACGTTCCGTTCCATGCGAGCGTCTGCCAGTTCAGTTGCGTCGTCGAGCATCCGGAGTCGCCGAAGAACCCGATATCGAAGCCGCTCGCATTCGTTACCACGCCCCCATTCGCGACGGTCCCCATGTAGGGATACGTCCCGGCGACGAGCATGATGTAGTTCGAAACCGCCGCCGAGCCGACCTTGGACGACTGAACTACGAGCGGAAAGCAGTCCGTAAACGCGCCCCACGCGGGGCACGCCAGCGCCAGCAGGAACGCGAGCTTAGAAAGTCGCATAGAGCCTCAGTCCCACCGCCGCGAGATACGTCAGCGTGCCCTGCGACCAGACGCTTTTGATCGCCATGCGCGTGCCAGCCGCACAGCCGGAGGGGGTGAAGGTAGCCGTCACGATAGCTTCCTGCGTTGATGTGGCGATGCCTGGCAGCGATATGGCGCCGCCCGCGGCCGCGAAGGTCGGCCCGATCAGTTCCACGCCGCATGAGTACGTAACGGTCCAGGTGCCTGAATGGCCGGTGTTGGTGTCAGTCGAGGTCAAATAGTGCATCTCGACGGTCACCGCCTGATTCGCGTAACCGCCCGGCAACACGAACTGCCGCTGCGCGTTGGGCGTCGTCACCCCCGTGACGTTGAGGACCGCCCCGTTCGCCGTGCCGGTGAAGAGCGAGGTATCCGGCACGCCGCAGTTCGTCGCGCATTCCCACGTCGCGGCGCCCACGCCGTTGATGTTGGCGGCGGCCATGATGTTGGTGTCGAGGTTCTTGATCGAGGTTCCGCCCGCGCTGCTGCCGGCCGCCGGGATCGACGTGACCTGCGCGTGCGATCCGCGGCACGCGAGGCAAAGAACCGCCAGCGCGAACGCGGCGAGCCAGCGTCGCGTTCTCACTGGCGCCACGCTCCGTACATCTTTACTCCTGTAGCCGTGGTGCTCACGACGAATCCACCGGGGCACCAGTACCCGGCCCCCGGAAACGCAATCACGTACGATTGCCCGGCGGCGATACTCGCGCCTGAGCCAGGCACCTCGACCGGCGTACCCTGCCTGTCGGTGATCGTGACGACCAGCGGGCCGCCGGTTGTGTTATTAAACGTGAGCAGCGAAATATATGCATCCACGGTTGTGATCGCGGTCGGCGACGTAGCCACGATCTGCGGACGGATCTGACTGGGATTGCTGGGCGGGAAGAGGGTGCAGATCGCAGGCGTCGCGGTTGTACACGTCGCCGTGCTCTGCGCGAACGCGGGCAGCGCCCCGCAGAGAAGAAAGAGCGCCGACGCGGTTATGAAAAGGGCGAGGCCCTGGAGGTGTTTTCGCATGAGATTTTCCTTTGGTGGTTAGAAAGCGGGTGTTACGGGCGCGGAGCGCATAATGCAAATCCGGGAGGTACGCTGATCACGTGGAGCCACGCGAGTATCCGGAAGACATAGTGCCGCACTCTGATTTCGGAGATCCTGAATGCTGCGGGCTGCTGTTCGGCATCGAACGTGGCGACATGTCGGATATCACGTGCAACGAATGCGGCGTGATCGTGCGGACGGTCCCGGCCGCGGATCTCACGCGGACGATGGATCAGATGGAGCTTACGCTCGATGTGGCGAGCGAGATCTGCCCGAAGTGCGGAGCGGCGAATCTGTTTCCCGGCTTCAGCCGGATGCTTGCGTTTACCTGCCGCACGTGCGGCGAAGGCGTAAAGGTGGAATGACCTGCCCTGCCCTGCCCGGCCGGGCACGGGGCGCGGATCAGTACGCGGAATTGCCCGTCAGAGCGCCGGCTTCGCGCAGCGGCATCAGGTAAGTGTTCAGCAAAGGGATGACAACGTTGATATCGATCGGCGCGATGGGCAGCGGGAGAACGCTGGCGTAATCGACGATGGGCGCGGCGCCCAGTGACGTCCGCAGTTCAACCCCAGCCTGTGCCCAGTTTTCAGAAAATACAGCGATTGAAGGGTTGCCGAGAATGAGGCTGATTTCATATCCAGGCCCAGTAGCGCTGGTGAAGCCTCCATCCATCAGCACGACACCAACACGGGCGCGGGCGCGCCGGGGTTATCCGGTGTAGAGTGTGCCGTCGCTGCTGTTGTGGAGGACGGCGGCGTAAGTACCGCCCGCCTGCAGGAGCGTTTGCAGCGCCTGCGCGTCCGATAAGGCCATCGGGGTCGAAGCGCCTTTATAGAGGTTTCCCGTCGAAAGGTAGATCATCAGAAAAACCGTCATAAAATCTCCTATGTCACGAAGCCGGTAACCACTCCGGTGGTCAGGTTTGCCGTGCCGGTCAGTGCGCCACCGTGATCCGCCTTGCCTGCGACCAAGGCGTTAATCTGCGCCTGCAGGCTAGCGGTCAGAGCCAGCAGGCTCGCCATGTCAGTTGCGCCCGTGATAACGTTTCCAGCCGGAACCTTCAGGTCGCCCGCGTTGATCTGTACCGCCGTCGTCCCGTCATCCGTGTCGCCGTGCAGGAGCAGGCGGGAGTTGGAGTTGGCCGCGCCGATGACGATGGGCTTCGAGGTGCCGGCGGCGCTGTCGAAGGAATCGATCAGGGTGTAGTCGAGCGTGGGATGGTAGCCGAGACTCACATACTTGTCGCTGCTGGCGTAGCGAAAAGACTGAAATCCGTTGTAGACCTTAAACGCCCCGCCTGAATCAATAACCCATAGCGGATTCGCGGATGTGTCGCGCATCGATACGAGGCTCGTACTCCCCTGTGACGCCGATTGCTCCATCGTCAGTTGCGTTGGCCCCGTCGCGTTATTGAGATCGATTGATGGTCCCGAAAGCGCGCCCGCGCCCTGCGGATACGAGAAAGTGTTGCGAAGCTGATCCCAGTAAACGCCCCCCGCGTTCCCCTGGTTGAAGATGGTCCCTTCGTGGATGATGCCTTTGATGGTCGAACCGAATCCGCTGAGACCGAGGAAGATGCCCGTCTGCTGCTGGATGGTCCCGCCCGAAGTATAGGCGCTGAATCCCGTCGTATCCACCGCGATTGTGAAAGTGTAGGCTTCAGTGACCCACCCACCACCAGGACCAGCGCCACCCGGCCATATAAAGGCGGCGAATGCCGAAGAATTGATATTGACGGTGAAGGCGTTCGGCCCCGTAACGGTGACAGTCCCGGTAAGTCCGCGTATCTGCGTCATGCCCTGAATGTCTGCGGTGAAGCCGACCGTATCGCCCGTTGTGAAGTTGTGCGGGTACAGAGTGGTGACTGCTGCCGAACCGGCTTGGGTGATTGCGGTGATCGGTGAGCCGATGACGGATACCTGCACGCCCGAAAACAGCGCATTCAACGGCGTCATCCCGCCCACGCCCGCGAAATGGATCGAGCGGCCCGTCTGCAATCCGTGATAAGCGCTGGTCGTGACCTGCGCCGGGTTCGCCTGCGTGACGGCCGAGACATTGACTGTTGGCAGGAGGCCGTTGCCTTCGGTGTAGACCGTCAGATTGTTGTAGGTCCAGTTATTGAGGATTCCACCACCAAGCGCATTATGCAAACCGTTGCCTTCTGAATCGATATGCAGGAGGTTTCCGCTTGATCCCTGAAGCTCAACTCCCCATCCTCCGCAGCCTACCGCACCGATCCGGCCGTAGCATTCATTCGAATTACCGGTCCCCGCCAGGTCTGCCATGAGAACGCCGTCACCGCCGCAAGCCAGGCAAACGACATTAAAATCTACTCCGTTGGCCTGGCCCATCAGGATGCCATGCCCGCCCACCAGGTTCACAAATATCCGCGCCAGTTGCGCGTTACTCGCATCGTGAGTCGCATCGCCAACCCAGATTCCGTCCGTTGTGTCACCGCCTGAATACCCAATCACGGCTAAGTCGCGAATGTGGATGTCAGGGCCGACGAGTTGAAGCGCGACGATATTCGCGAGTTTCTTCAGTCCGCTCGTTGGCGTGGATGACTCCTTCATGCCGGTCCCGCGAAGGAGGTACGCGCCAATGATCGAGAACGCCCAATCGGTGTGCGCGCCGCTGCCGCCTTTATAAGTCACGCTGATAATCAGCGTGGTGCCTGAGTAGGACGAAACGGTGCCGTCCAGAAACGCCCCGCTGCCCGCGCTCGACGCCCGCGCGTGATCGCCCGCCTTGTAATAGAGGCCGGTTTGCGTCGTGAAAGTGATAGATCCGGTTGCGGGCGTGATCGATGTTGCCGACGTTGCCGCGTAGCCCGATCCGGTCCCGGTAATCGTTGACCCGATCCCGCAAAGGCCGGGGATCAGAACGTCCTTGCCCGTATGGATCGCCGCAGAGATCGCGTCGTTGATCGCCGCCGCGTCGTCGGTTACGCCATCGCAGACCGCGCCGAACATCTTTACGGAGAGGTGGTCTCCGAGGAAATCGGACGATAGCTGGGACGCCTGCGTCGGCATTTAGTAGTTCACCGGATTTCCGTTATTGGTAACCGGAATCGCGCCAGGCGTATCCGTGGTCTGCGGCACGACAAAGATCATCCGGAAGCCGTCGCCGAACTCCGGCGAATCGTTTCGGTCGGCGTCCTGCGCGAGCAGTTCGACCAGCGCCACATAGCCCGCCAGATCCGTCGCGCTGATCGTCGCCAGCGGTACCGGCGCGGGCGTGGCGGTGGGCGCAATGGAATTGGGAGACTGCGTCGTGATCACGTCCTGCCGCCAGGCGCGTTCCTCTTCGATGTAGATCGTCCCGGTACCGGGGATCCCGTTCGGCCATGGCGTGACGGTGTGCTCGTCGCTCGTATTGCCCGTGATCACGACGGAATCGCCCGGCAGAGCCGAGCCGGTCACGTCCCAGAGCACGCGCAGGATATTTCCCGCGCTGGCGCCCGCATCGAGGCCGCCGGGCGCGAACGGACTTAGCCAGCCGGTGTCAGTGATGCTGGTCGCGGTGGCGCTCGTCGAGCGGGTCATGATCAGCACCTCGTCGCCTGCGCCCACCTCCAGACCCTGGGGCGACAATACGCTGAGCGTGCAGTTCGGGAATCCCGTATCGCTGCCGCCGATGGGAATGAGCGCGAGAGGCTGCGACGATGGCAGTCCGTACTTGCTGATGAGCATCAGATAGCGGCCCGCGAATTCGTTCAGCGTCGCCGCGGACGGGATGCCGATTACGACGGTCGAGAGCGTGGAGGACACAACCGTGGCCGCCGCGATACCCGCGTGAATGACTCTCTTACCGCGCGCATGCCAGGCCACGGCACGCCCGTCCGGAGGCCCGTAGGGAATGCTGGTGAGGATAGTGACGGTAATGCTTGACGGCGTCCCTGAGACCGCTCCCTGGCCCTGCAGGTGGTCGATGTCCTTGCCGATGAACAACTCGTACCCGGCGGATCCTGCCGGCAGCGCGACATTGAAGGTCGCGAGCGAGGTAAGGTTTGTGGTCGTCCATTCCGTGAAGTTCGAGCCGGGCCCGTAACCGCCGGCCGAATCGATGGCGAAGACCTGTGCGATAAGCGTCTCGTGTGGCAGGTTTCCGCCGGTCGCTGTCACCAGGGCGTTGTAGTCGATGACCGGAGCAATGACCACCTGCGAAAACGTGTTGACGGGTGGCGTCGCGGAGATCGCGATGGTGTTGCCGCCATTCACCTGATCGAGATGCGGCGCGTATCCGCTGGGTCCGAAGCTGTATTTGTCCGCGAAGGGTTGAAGCGCGAGCGGACCGCGCGTGTAGGGCGCCTGGATCGACCACGGGTACGCCGTGACGGTCGAGATGTCTTCCTCGAGTTGGCCGGCGAGGTTGAACGAGGTGAACTTATACCAGCGCGTTTTCCCGATGTCGGTGGTCTGATACGAGTCCTGAAATTCCGTGCCGTCGAGCGCCGCGAACCGCGCTCCGGAGGCGTGCTCCGTTGCCGTCGTGCCGAACAGGCCGCGGCGCAGATAGCCGGTCAGATTGTAGTTGTATCCCGCGCCCAGAGTGGCCGTGGTGTAGGCAATCAGCTCCTGACCGACCAGCGCCAGCGACACGAACTTGTCCGCCTGCGCCTGGCTGTAGCTTTCGAGCGCGCCGATCGACTGGACCAGATCGACAGCGAGGGTGTCGGTGGTGTCCGGATCCGGAGACCACGGCAGAGAGGCGGTGAGAACGCCGTCCGTCGATCGCGCCGCATGCCGGGCGACGAAGTCGTACGATACGCCGTCCGCGCTCTCGTAAACGCTGCAGCCGCCCCAGTTCGGGCCGCCTGAAAGGAGGATGAAGATAACAAGTCCGATTTGTTGTGTCAATTGCTGCGGTGCCTCATAAAAGATCGGCGCGTTGACGCTGCCGGCCTGCGCGTAGAACGGCGGGATGTAGCCGCCGGTGGGCTGTTTCGGATGCAGGGTGGGTTGAGAGATCGACCATGGGAAGATCGTCGCCACGATGGCAAGCTGGCCCTGATCGTCTTCGTCGATGGTGTCGATCCGGAACGGCTGCTGATCGAATCCGAGCCCGACATCGGTGACAGTCACCATGTCCATCGGCTCAAGCAGGCAGTACCACATGCCGAGCGTGCACTTCGCGGTACCGCGCTCGTAAACCAGTTTCTTCAGCTGGACCTGCGCGACTTTTGCCGCTACGGCCGATTCTGTTATTCCGTGAAGACTGATCTGCGACGCTTCCCGGATGCCGTACAGCTGGATCGCGTAATCGTCCTGCGCGGGGATCGGCTCCGCCTGGTAGCCGTTGCCGCGGTTCGACCACTCGACTTTCAGCGAATTATAGGCGTCCTGCGATGTGGGAAGGTCGAACTCGACCGGCTCTTCGCCGGGCTTCGCGATGAAATCGTCATCGTCAAGCTCGTAGATGGGTTGAGTGCCGGGCGTGAAGATAACGCCGTTGCCGACCGCGGTGGTGTCGCCGCGCGACCGCAGTTTCAGCGTGGCGTCAGACCACACGGCCTCCGCATTCGCGATGATCAGGAGTTCCGCCAGCCAGCTCGCGGCCGAGCGCTGCGAATCGTAGAGCGCGGAACAGAAGATCCCGTTTGCCAGGCAGTAGGTTGAGGCCTCGGTCAGAGAGCCCAGCAGGCCCGCGGGGAAGTTGGCGCCGTACGCGCCGTTGCAGAGGAAGTCCGCGAAAATCGCCATGGGGTCGCAGTCGAGCACGCCCGCGGCGGGAAATACCAGCTTGCCGACTACCTCGAAGGAAAAGTTCGGCAGCACCGCGGAGCTGCCCAGCGGGAACTCTTCGCATGCGATGTAAGCGAGGTCGGTGTATCCGAGGTTCTGCAGGCCCGGCGTCGAGTAGGTCCACGCCGCCTGGCCCGGAGTGCCGAGGAAAAGCGTGAACTGAAGCTGCACGATCGGGGGCGGATCCGATGTGCCGCCCAGCGCCATGAAGGCGTATCCGATCTGCACCTGGATGCCGATATCGGCGGCGTTGAACGTGTAGTTGCCGAGCGAATCCACGCTGAACTGGCCGGGGCCTGGGCTCGACGGAACCTCGACCAGCGGCACGGTCTGCGTTCCGCTGATCGTTGTGGATCCGGGCGATCCGTAATCGTTCACCGTGTGTGAGAACGTGACGAAGGACTGCACCCCGGTCCCCATGAAAAAGCCGGGATTGGCGACCGCGTAGATTCCCGTGCCGGGAACGGTGATTGTTTCGGTGACCGTCGACGGCTTGTAAACCGTGCGATCCATCCAGACCGTGAGGATGCCTTCGATGGGGCCCATCGAAATGCCTTCAAGGAACCCGGTCCAGTAATTGAAGTTGCTTCCGCCCTTGCTGCCGGCACCCTTGCCTCCGCCTTTCCCGCCCGCGAGCGCCGGCTGCGAAAAGAACCGGAACGTGTTGATCACGTTGCCGGTGGTTCGCATCGTCCCGTAGACCACGGGGATGCACGCGCCAAAAATCGAGCTCTGGGCGAAGTACCCGAAGAGCTCCTTATTGGAGGACGCGTTCGAACTGCCGGACAGAAGGGACATGATGAAGGAATGCTGAACGAGAAGAGAAAGAAAGCGCTGGCTGCGGAGTTCGGACTCAACTACGGCGAAGAAGACATCTCAAACGTCGAGTGGGCGATCATGGACAAACTGAGCGATATTTATACCGAGCTTCAGACCCACGGCGAATAGAACCGCGTTTCCCAGCGCGTGGCCGGGCCGCGGCCGGCGTCGAACTCGCCCACGGCGCCGGAACCGCGGAACCATGCGGCGTGAACGACCAGCGGCCACGCCAGCACGATTCCGCTGTGGCTGAAGGGGGCTTTCTGATGTGTCCGGACGATCATGATGTCGGCCGGCTGCGGGGTGGCCACCCGGTGGGTGTGCGCCTCGACGATTGCGAGGTATCGCTCCTCTTTGGTGTGGAGGTGCCAGTCGTGGCGAAAGAGTCCGAAGCCGACCGGCAGTTCGATTCCCGCGGCCCGATAGCAGGCCGCAAGGAAGAGTCCGCAATCGACGCCGTAGCCCTTCGAGGCCTGCCCCATGGCGAAGGGCGTGCCGATCCACGAGCGGGCTTCCGCGAGGACCGCCGCCCGCTGCTCCGTTTCGCTGGGCGCGAAGCGGCCGCTAAGCACCCGAGGACTCCGGCTGCGGGATGAACGGCATTCCGCCGAAGTTGATAAGCTGCGACCTTATTCCAGTCCCGGTTTGGGCGGAGGCAGTAACGCCGCTGCCGTTGACCACGGTGAACGTCCCTGAACCGAGAGCCGTTATTACGAAAGTCCCGTTATTCCCGCTGGCCACCATCCCTGTGATGCCCATAAGACCGCCTGTCGCGAGAGGGGGTCCGGACGTAATCGTGTAGGAGTACGTGGTGTTGCCGCCGGACTGCGATGCGGCTGTTATACCGACGATCGTCGAATATCCGGTGCACGCTGATAACGTCTTCGAGCAGCCGCGGCGCACAGTAAACGTGTCGCCGATCGCCGGCGCCTGGGGAAAGCCGGAACTGCAGGTGATATTACCGCTGCCGTCCGACGCCTGCACCTGGCGCGCAAGGCCGCTAAGCACGCCCGACGTGAAAGCGATAACGCCTTCCGCGTAGAAGCCTCCAAATCCGGCAATGGGCGGCGACACGCCCTGCGTGAAGCCAACGGAGGCCTCCGTATAGCTGGTTCCTATCGCGATCGGCGTCGCGTTCTGCAGCGTCTCGTCGCCCGGGGCGCCGCCAATGTAAACGTTGTAGCCGGTGGCATTTGCTTCTGCCGGGGGAGATGCAACCACGGTCAGGTCGCTCGGGCCCATCGCGATTGAGGACTCCGGACCGGCCACTGTCTCGACCGTCGTCCCCGTATAGGTCACTGTGACCCAAACGGTGCGCGCGGCAATATTGATCAGGCTGTTGTGACTGAAAGTAAGCGAGGGCGCGCTCGCGGGCGGCAGCGGCGCCACTGGTGGCGCGAGGTTCGACGCGATGACGAAGCGGTTGCCGCCCGATACAACGGTGCCAGAGCTGGTAACGGTTGAGAGATCGAACGTGCAGCTCGAATCGCCGAAGACGTGCCGGCAGCCGGGCGAATAAACGGCGCGCGGAACCTGCACGTTCAGCAGGATCAACTGGCTGTCTACTGTGATCTCGGCGGAGGCGCGCTTCACCGCCACGTCGCCCACAATGCCAAGCCAGAGGTTGTAGGTGCCGAGCGACGTATCGCCGGGCGTGGGCATGATCAGCCGATCAACGCGGACGGTGGCGCTCGCGAAGAGATCTTGCGCCAGCGCCTGGATAACCGGGATGATCCGGCCGCTCGGGCCGATCTGCATCGTCGCATCCGCGCCCAGCATGATCTTCATCGACTTGTTATCGAGGCCGGTCCCCCAGGAAACGGAAGTGCGGCGGAGGTACGGGCCGAACGCCGTGAAGGTCTGGCCGCCGACAGTCAGCGGCAGTCCCCACGAGGTCCAGCGCGCCACGATGCCGTCAAGGCGCGTGACCGTGAAAAGGTCCGCAAACCAGAACGAGGCAACCGGCGCGATCGGCGTATTGGCGGGCGAAAGGCCCTGCACGGAGAGCAGGAAGTTGCCGAGCGCTGTGGAGGCGGATTTCATTAGAATTCGTTTAAATTCCGATTGACAGAATCAATCCAGCAATGCTATTATTGAGTTGTGAGATTCGAATGGGACGACGCGAAAAACGAAACGAACCAGGAAAAGCACGGCGTTTCATTCGATACCGCCAAAGGCGTGTTCACCGATCCGAATATCGTTCTGTTCATCGAGCGGATCGAGGACGGGGAAGAACGCTGGCACGCCATCGGGTACGTTACGGGAACGCTGCTGTTCCTTACGGTTGTTCACACCTTTACCGAAAAGGGCGCGGAACAGGTGATCCGAATCATTTCCGCACGCCCAGCCACGAAGCCCGAAAGGAGACTCTATGTTAAAGCAGGTTTCTGAAGAAGAACTCTGGAAGCCGCTCTCTGAGCAGCAGAAAAAGGAAATCCTATCGCTACTGGATAAGCCGGACTCCGAAATCGATTTCTCCGACATTCCCGAGATTAAGGAACTCCCCCCGGGTGCGGTCCGCGGCTTGTTCTATCGCGGTCCCATGGTCCGCCTGCCGGAGGACCTGCGCCGTTACTTCGCCGACCTGGCTGCCCGCAAACGCGTACCCATGAACGACCTTGTCGTCGAGACACTGCAAAAGGCTCTCGCGGCAATTGAGGTGGCCAGGTGACTCCCGCGCGCACGCGCAATATGTCGCTGTCGGCGAAGCGGCGCATGGCCAGCCTGAGCCGGAAGACCTTCTCCGGAGGAACGAACGGCGGCAGCGGCGGCCCGCGGCCGGGATCGGGTCGTCCGCGATCGAAGAAGGAACGTTGCGCCTGCGGAGCCATGACACTGACGCGCGCGAAAACGCGGGGCCATCGCTGTACGTGATCTACGCCCGGCAGCTCGTAAACGTCAGCTTCTTCATTTCCACGCCGTTGAAATCGAAGTACCCGAACTCCTGGCCTTCGTCATCGTCGAGGAAGCATCGCCAGTAATACGAGAACGTGGCCGCGATCGCGGCACCGCTCGCCGGGGCGCTGCCGAACGTGATCACGCCGGAAGTAACGTCTACGGTCACGCTGGTTGGCGTGCCGGCGACCGTGACCACAAGGCCGGCCGCGATCGGCGCAAAGACCGGATCGGTCGACCCGCCGAAAGTGCGCTGAAGCTGGAAAGCAACCGTCGCGCCGTCGCCGGTCGCGATGGGCTGCGCGGAAACGTGGCTATCGTACTCGTCCTTATAGAGGAAGGGCAGCGTTCGGCCGAAAAGTGAATTCAGGAATCCGAACAGCGTCTGGAAGTCCGCGGCGAGACCGGGCTCATCGGTCGCGGACGCGTCGAGCATCGAAAAGGACAAAGTCCACTGATAGCGCGGAAACGGGTAAACGCCGATGCGCACCGTGTAGCCGGAGGCGGCTTCCTGCACGATGGTCGACCAAAGTTGCTTACGGACGATGCCCCACTCTTCGCCGATGAGGACGGGAAATATCGGTTGAGACATCAGGCGTTCGCGTTCCTTTGCAGGCGCTTCACCATCTGCTTAAAATGCTTTTCCGGCATCTGCGGGCCGCTGTAATTCACGCTTCCCACGTTTACGTTTGACGAGCTCGTACGCGCGCCGCCATTGGCGGCGAGGCCGCGGATCACGTCCGCGTGCGACTGCGGCAGCACCATCTCGCGCGGGTGAAGGAAGCCGAGGGTATTGTGATTCGGAAGGTCGGCACCGGACATGGCGGAGACGGAAGCGAGGCCCGCGAAGCTTTCGCCGATGGCCAGCGCGATCGCTGCCTGCTCCAGAGCGTCCGGCAGGTTGCCGCCTTCGGCGAGGGTATAAGCAAAGATCGAACCGGCAGCCAGCGCGGCGTCGCTGCTGGCGAGGCCCGCGTTCCCGGTGGCAATTTTCTGGTTGTTGGCGGCCTGCTGGCCGGCGTTTGATGTGTCGACGCCAAGGGCCTTCAGGATCTGCTGGATCGCGATTTGCTCCAGCTGCTTTTCAATGATGTGCTCGATGCTGGTGATTGCGCTCGTCGCAAGGTTTTTCCAGACACCATCCATGGCCTTGCCGAAGCTTTCCTGCCCGGTGATCCACTTGTTGACGTTGGAGGTGAGATCGTCGCCGATCGAGTGCACAACGCTGGCGACATTCTTCTGGACATCCTTGTAGATCGCCTCGGTATCCTTAGCCATCGTGCGTTGGCCCGCCGCCTGTATCGCGGTGAGCTTAGCCTGGTCCTGCGCGACCTTCGAGGGATCGTTCAGCGAATCGAGCTGGATGAGCCGGATCTGGGTCTGTTCCTTTTCCTGAATGATCTGACGGTCAAGTTCCTTAAGCTGCTCAAGATACTTAATCTGATCGGTCGGCGACGTCGACTCGTCTTTCTTGGTCTGGATTTCCGTGCGCTGGTCTTCGAGACCACCGATCTTGCCCGCAGAGCCGTACTCCACGGATTTTCGCTGGTCTGCCGCGGCTTTCTTTGCCTCTTCGGCCGTCTTCCTCTGCGCTTCAACGATTTTTCGCGAGTACTCTGCCTCGAGGCTCAGACTCGTATCAAATGCTTTTTCTTCGGCCTCGTTCTTTTCAGCCAGTCGCTCGCGCTGCTGCGTCGCCTGTACCTGGTCGAGCCTTGCCTCGGCTTCGGACACGGCGCCGTAAAGCTGTATGGTCTGTTCCGCAAATTTAGCTTTTGCGGCCGCGATCTCGCCGTCGATCCGCAGTTCCGCGGCCGCCCGCTCCGCTGGATCTTTGCCCGCTCCGGCCGTCTTCTTCTGCTGCTGAAGGAGAGCGACGTGCGCGTCCAGTTCGCGCTTGTCGATGTTGGCAAGCTGGTCGGCGCGTTCGGTCGCGATGGTAACGTCTTCGGTTGCTGCAGCGATCGCGCGGGCGTGCGCATCGCTCATCAGATCGATCTTTGCATCGGCCTCCGTCTTTTCGACTCTGAGTCCGACTTCCGCGGTTTCTGTCGCTATTCGGGCAACCTGGGACGCCTGCGCGATTGCGTTGGAAATGCGCGCATTGGTCAGGCCCCCAGCATCCCTCGCTGAATCGTTCTTGCCCTTGTCGTCGTCGACACGCTTCTGCTCCGCGGCATTCTTAGCCTTGGCGCTAAGAATGCTAAATTCAATCTGGAAAGCCTTCAGGTTCTCTATCTGCGCCTTTGCATCCTGATTGTTCTGATAATTAATGGTCGCCGTCAGCGGATTGAACGTCTGGAGAATATTTACGAGCGCCCCGGCCTCCTGAAAACTGAGATCGTCTTTGATTTTCTGCTTGGTACGGTCAATGAGTCCGGACAAATAATTGATACGGGCCTTGTCCTCCTCGGCGGTTGTTTCGGCGTAGAAAGCACCCACCTTCAAACCCGCGAGTTTTCCAAGTTCGAGGGTCGCCTCCTCGATCTTCAGGTGCTCGAACGTCTTGGACAGCTGCTCAAATTCCGCGTTAGCCTTCTTCGTAACCTCGGCGAGATTCTTTTCGGCTGCGATGAGCGGATCTGTCCGCTCATAAACCTTGTACAGAATCTCGGCAAGCGCAACGGCACCGATGATCGGGAACGCGTTCGCAAGAATCGGCCCAAGGATAGACGACTGCGCAGCAACGCTCGACAGCGCCCGCGGAAGGGGGACCCCTATGTCCTTGGCCAGAAGCTGGGCGGCGAAACGGGCCTGAGTCGCGTCCGATGCAAACTTTCTTGTTGCGGCTGCCGCCTCTGTGGTCGCCCCCGCCGCTTCCGTCATTGCGGGAGCGAGATGCTCAGCTGCTGCTGCAACCTCCTGCGTTGCCGTCGCACTAACCGCAGCTTCGGCAGCAGCCTCGCGCACTGCGGCCGAAAACGCGCCATTGGCGGAAGCCACATCCTTCAGCGTTGCGCTCAGCGCAATCCCCGCCTCCTGGTCGGCCTTCATTACCGCCTGCAGGATATTTAGATCGCCCGCGGTTACTCCCGCAGTGGCGGAGATCGCCTGAAGCGCCGCTTTTACTTCCTCCGAGAAGCCTTCGAACTGCGCGCCCGCCTCCGAGACACCGGTGGCCGCGACTTTGATCTCTACAACGTTATCCGGCATCTGGTGGCTTTTTCGGGCGCGTCTTCTTTATTCCGTTGAAACTCGCGCCCATCTCGGACGCGAAGTCGCGCAGGCTGCTGCTGGCTTTGGCTCTGGATTTCTTGGGCGCGCTGATCCCCATGTACCCGGCAACGAGCTCGTGCACCGGGGGATGCTCCGACCAGTACCGATACATGCGGCGCAGGCCCGTCAGATCGAATTCATCGCGCACGTACTCGTATGTCCAGCCGGTCGACGTGATCAGCCGGCCGAACACCGCAGGCCAGTCCGTGGGTTCGTCGCCGGCGTCTATTCCCCCCGCGTTTTGGCGGGAGTCGTGGCGTTGGAAAGGCCCAGCGCGGCGCGTACGGCGCCGTTAAACGAGTCAAAGTCGAGTTCGCGGGCCACCTCCGCGTCGGTCATGTCGGGATAGTTGCGGCGCACGGCGACCGCGACCAGCGGCAGCAGGCGCTTCGCGTAGGCGGTACGCTGCTCGTTTTCGAGCGGCGCCACGGTCTGGATGAGGGCGTCGAACTCCTCGGCCTGCCCGATGGAGAGGGCAGGCACGATGAGGTCGTTTACCGGAACGCCGGCATATTTTACTTTGGGCACTTAGTTGGTCGATTCCCAGGTGAAGACGTTCCCGCTGGCATCGGAGAATGCCGTGAAATCGAACTCGGGAATCATAAAGTCTTCCTGTTTCGACGCCAGCGACAGCTTCGATGCCACGCAGGAATTCAGCGTGACCGTCATCTGGTTGCCGGTGGGCGCATCGATTTCGTTGAAGACCACCATGAAGAGCGGCGAGGCTCCCATGGGCACGTTCGGCATCGTGAACGCCTGCCCGGAGGTCGAGCTCTTCTCGTAGCTGATCTTCACCAGATCCGCGAATCCGGACGTGAACGTGTAAACGCCGGATGCCTGCATATACTGCCCGGCCGCCGGTGTGGACGCCACCAGGATCATGGACTGGCCCGTGACCACATCGACCACTCCGAGGTCCGTCAGGAAGGTGGCCGAACCCGTAACGGTCACAACGTGCGTGACGGGCGTGCCGGGCTCATCGATCACCGGAATGATCTGGGTAGCGGCAATCGTCTGCCCGAACATCGCGTCGTTCAGAAGCTTGGCGGTAATATTGGCAAACTTCGCTTTGCACTCGATCTTGCCTTTACCGCGCCGGTTAGCGACCGAAAACGAGTTCTTGCCGTAGAGTTCTTTGATCGTGAAGCTGATGTCGATCGAGACATCCTGGAGGGTTCCGACCTTCATCGGGGTCGGGTTCGGGGCGGCCGCTCCGCCGAAGGGAATCAGGAAAATGTCGCCGGATCCGAATGTATAAGCTGCGCTCATGGTGTTGCTCCTTCCGCCTCACGGCGGTAGTAATTGGTTTGGATTTATGAAGACTGCGGGCGCTTTAATGCGCCGTGATGCGAAAGGGTATTAATGCGATGGATTGGCCGTCGGTCACGCCCTCATCGATGAGGATGTCGCCCACGATGACGGCCTCGAGGACGTTCGGAATGCCGAGGGTCTGGCGCGCGTTGGGCGGCGGTTCGAAGATGGCGCGCACCTGGTTGATCAGCGCGTTCAGCGCCTGCGACGGGATGATATCCGGATCGCTGCCGGCGTTCGCGTAGATAACAACTTCGCCGAACAGGTGCCACTTAGCCGTCAGGCCAACGTTGTTCTGGATCGCGGTGAAGCGCAGTTCACGCTGAAACAGCGCGGGCTGGTCTTCGGCCGAAACCTTGTCCCAGGTGACCAGCCGGCGCGAAAAGGTCTTCAGGCCGGTCACGCTGGAGAAGAGCGCGAAGGACGCGGCAAAGATCGCTTCGAAGTCGAGCGGGGACGGAACGGCCATTACGCGACCGCCTCCTGCGCTGCCCGTTCCACCTGCGCGAGGATCCCGACGAGGTTGTCGGTCAGCCAGGAGCGGAGGAACGAGCGCTCCGGATAGGTCACTGTGTGCGCCTTAACCGAGAACTGCTTGCCAAGGCGGCTGGTCGCGATATGCTCGCGGACATCGTATGTGCCGCCGTATTCGTGGACGTAGCCGTAGGGCGCGGTGCGGTCCACGCCAATCGTTCCCACGATGGCATCGCCATCAGAGGCAACGTCCTGCTGGACGGCGCGCGCGAGGTTGCCGGACCGCGAGAACAGCGGATTGCCGCCGTGCAGCTTGTCGCGCACAATTTCGGACTGGCCTTCGATTACGATCTGGCGGAGAGAGCGCTCGACGTTCGCCTGAATCTTCGGACCGAACTGCGCGAGGCGCGTGGTGAGGGCTGCGGAATCGATTGTGGCCTGGATCATGATCGTGTCAGAGGACGACTGAATGGATAAAATAAGGCAGCGGCGGGGAGATGCGCGTATTTCGACTTCCAGTGAAATCCTGGAGCCTACCTCTCCGCTGTAGGTTTAATCAAGCCATCACCATCCGCTGGCGATAGGTGTCGAGAACCATCTGGGTCTTGCGCGGGATAGCCAGACGGCTGTAATTCGTGCTTTGCGCGGCCACCACGACGCTGTCTTCGTCGATGTGGGAACGTCGCCGCAGGTCCTGCCCGACGATCTCATTGCAGGCCTGCACGAGGTCATAAGGGACCTGGCCGAACTGGTAGGTGACCGTGACCGCCTGCGTATTGTCGGCGGCGTTGAAGCCGTAAACGCCCTTCGCCGAAACCGTGTACTGCCCGGCCGCCGGTGCGGTGGCCACCAGCGTGAAAGCGGTTCCGTTGGCGTAAGACACGCCGAAATTCGCCACAAAGGTGGCAGCATTGTTCAGGGTGACCGTGCCGGCCGCGATGGTCTGCGTCTCCCCAAAGGTCTGCGTATACCCGGCCTGGTATTTGATCGTCACGTTGCTGCGGCCGCGCGTGAAGCGGTAGCCGACGAGCGTGATGCGCGCGGGCGCGGTATACGCGGGCCCGGAGTCCACAATGAACCCGGGGGTTATTGCGTTGGTCGAGGAGGAAATGGTCTCGGGGTTGCCGCTGAGCGGCCAGACCGGATCGCCGTTCCAGCTGAAGCGCTGATCCGCGATGGTCAGCGCCGACACCGAAATGATGGGCCAGTTCCAGAGTGAGAGCGAATCGTTGCCGTTGCCGTCGCGCACCTCTGTATAGGTCGCCACGCACGGATTCCGGCTCATGTACGCAATCATCTGCTGACTGGCGGCAGTGATGAGCTGCTGGACCAGATCGTCGGTAGTGTTGCCTGTGATCGTCGCCCACGTTTTCGCGAGCGCGAGCGTAGTCAGGTCGAGCGGAGTGGAAAGAATCGGCATAAACGGCGCGGAATGGATTGCAGAAGTGCCTGCAGGGAGAGGGAGCGCCGGTTGCCCGGCTTCACTGTCTCCCCACGGGATCGCGGCATTTCACCGAGCTGGTGGCCTCCGCCACTGGATCAAACAGGCTGGTTTAGCCTGCAGCGATATTGGTCAGAAGCGCGAAGCTTTGCGGAACGTAAACCTGCAGGCATTCATCCACGTAAACGCCGTACTGGTATTTACGCGAGACGAGGGGCCATTCGGTCTGGTTGTATTCCTGGCGGGTGATGATGCGCCGTACCTGTCCAACGTTGGAGTTGGGGTACGGGTTCTTCTTGCAGTCGAAGAAGATGGAACCGTCCTGCATGTAGGGATGCAGTTCGATTTTCAGAACGGTTGCGCCGCCCAGCGCGAACTTGTTCAGGTAATCGGTGACAAGGTTGCCGCCGGTGAGCTGGCCAAGGCCGTTCTGCGTGACGTTCACGCGGTAAGCCGGGTTCACGTTGCCGGCGAGGATCTTCTTCGTGATGTCGCGGGCGCACTGCCCGCCAACGCGCATGACTTCAGGCGCGATGCGGAAGTTGTCCCACATGTATTTCAGAAGGACGTCGATTTCGACGATCCCGCCCAGACCGTCGGAGGTCAGGGTTGCGCCGTCGAGCGAGCGAACGTAGCCGCCGCCGGCGATCGCCTGAGTGATCAGGCCGTCGAAGGCGAGCGCGTTGGTCGAATTGTCGGCCGAGAGGGCGAAGACGACGCTGTTCAGCGTGACCGTATAATTGGCCAGCTGAGTTCCGGTCGCGGTTGCGGTGATGGTGAAGGTGTTGGTCAGAGTGACCGCGCCGAGGGTTGCGTTGGCAACGCCGGTCGTGGTGCCCCAGAACCAGGCATAACCAAAAGCGCCCGGAGTCGCGGTGCAGCTCACCGCGATGGAGCCGGTCGAACCCGTGGTGGTTACCGTGTTCGATACGGCGCTGACCTTTGCCGCGCCGCCGCCGAACGTGTCGATGGAAGCATCGGCGTTGATCTTGGCCACGCCGGTGACAACGCCGGTCGCCACGCCTGCGCGCTGGTAACCGTCATAGGTCAGGGCAACGGCATAGACGAAGTAAGTCGTCGCCGCGAGCAGTCCGCCGGTGGTTGAACCCACGCCCACTGGGGTGTTGGTCGTACCGAGCTGCAGGCTGGTGTTGCCGTTGACGATCATGATCTCTTCGGCGATCATCAGGGATTCGAGACCCTGGCGAACGGCGAGAGCCTTCACGTCGTCGAATCCCCGCGAGGCGTAATCCGCTTCGAACGTGACGGAGTTTTCGAGGCCAAGACCTTTATAGGTCGCGATCTTGTTGGCTTCGGCGATGGAGATCACGCCACCGCGGTTGCCTTCTGAAACGCCCGCGAAGACATTGGTGTTGTTAATCGCGGTGACGACTTTCCAGTTGAGCGCGAGGCCGGCGCCCGGAACGGTCGATGCGCGCGGAATCTCGTTGCGCAACGGCGTGAGGACCGGGTACAGGAGCTTTGCAGTGGGTTCGAGATCGTATGCGACGAGCCCGGTACCGGTGGTGATGCCCGCTTTCTGCAGCGGATTTGTCTGGGCGCTCTTGAGCAGCTCCAGCGTCTGATCGATAGTTACAGGGTCCAAGTGTTGCTCCTTCCGCTTCACAGCGGTAGTTGGGTCTGGTGGGAGGGATGACCCCTCCCGGGGGTTGAAGTGTTTACGGCGCCTATCTCTGAAGGGCAACTGCCCACGACCGTCGCCGCCCGAAGGTTCTTTTGCTTACGCGAGCCGGCGCGTCATGCCCGCGGCGTGCGCGGCCTTGATCGCTTCGGTGGGGTCCGTGATGGCAGCAGGCGCAGCGGCGCCCGCGACATCGGCAGTCTTCGCCACGGCGACCGTGGAAACGGTGGTCGGGACGAGGCGCTGCGCGATCAGCCCGAGGACTTCGTTGGTCTTGGCAATCGATGTTTCGATCGACGCAAAGCGCGTGTCATTGGCTTTGCTGAGCGTGCCCGCGGCCGCGGCCTTTTCGGCTTCCTTCTTTTCGTCTGCGGTGGGTTCCGGCTTTTCGGTGCCCTGCAGCGCGCTGATGCTGTCCGCCATATCGGCGTGGCATTTCGCGATCTTGTCGACGTGGGCGCCGATCGCTTTCAGGTGCGTTTCCATTTTTTTCATTTCGGGGTCGGTGGAAGCTCCGGCCATTGCAATCGCTTTTTTCAGTTCTGTGACCATAGAGGCCACCTCCTTATTGAGTTGGGTCGCTGCGGCCTTGGCCGCCGCTTCCGGGGTTTCGCCGACCAGTTCGGTCACTTCTTCCGTGGCCAGGTCGATGAAGATTTGCTTGAGGGCGATCAGCGCGGTGCGCAGCTGAGCGGGGATGGGCGAGGCGTCGCCTTCGAAGTCGGCCTCATAGGTGAGCGACTCTTCCATGTAGGCGATCTGGGCCATGATGCTGGCCAGCGTTCCGACGTCCCACATGCTCTTGCGCAGCGCGAGTTGCTTGACGAGCGCTTCGGCCGAAGCGGCGCGCCCGGCCTTAGCCGTGGCGAGATCCGTGACGGCTTTCGCGAGGCGGGTCACGTCGGCGGCGGAGAGCGCGGTCTTGCCCGCGACGTGAATCGGCTGTACGAACTTGCGCAGCGAGGTGGCCCCATCCGCTTTCACATACGAGAATGTGGCGGTTTCGAGGCAGGGGCTGTCGACCAGGCTGATCTCGGCGAGCAAAGGTGTATAACGCATGGCGCCCTTGATAACCGGATCGGGCCAGCGATCGCCGAGGTAATCGCCGCCGATCGAATAGCCGGTGTAAACGCCCGTGATGCACTTGGCGGCTTCCGCGAGATCGATCACATGGCTTTCGAGTTCGATGGTTTTGGCGCCGTCGTCGAAAGAGATCGATCGGGCGATGCCCGCCGCTACCTTGCCGTGCATGGCCCGGATGTTTCCGAGGCTCTTGCCCGCGCTGCGCCTGAGTGCCGCGTCGCGCCATTTTTCGACCTGCGGTTTACCTGTGGCCCAGTCGAAGATCTCGTTGACCAGATCGGGCTGTTCCGCGGTCGCGGTACCGCGTACGATGCACGTGCCGTCCGCCTGCTCTTCGACCTTCGAGAGCTGTAGAAATGTGTTCTTCAATGTGCTGCTCCTTCCGCCTCGCGGCGGTAGCGGGGACAATGCCCCTGATTTAAATTCGCTGCGGGTTATTCGGCGGGGACGGCGCGGGCTGCCTGATCGGCGCGAACCGCGATATCGTGCGCCTGGACAGCAGCTTCCAGTTCATCCACGGCGAGGGCGCGCTGCGCCTTCAGGTCGCGGCTGCGCATCTCTTCGACCCGGATGGCGGTCGAAAGATCCTCGGCATGCGCCTTGGCTTTCGTGACGCGGTCCGCGGCGAGCGCGAGGGCATTGCGTGAAGCGGCCGCGGCGACCATCTGGCCGTGCATCGCCTGCGCCACGTTGGGAGTGCCGGGGGTTTTGTTGGTTGTCATTTACTTGGCCGGGCTGTCATCTGCAGCAAGAGCGGCGAAGAGACCCGCGGTGGCGACGGACTTTGCCACAACGGCGCTGGCAAGGGTCGCCTTCGCAGTATTTTCGGTTACGCTTGCCGCCACGTGGGCGGCCTTGGCCGCCGCGACTGCGGCGATGGTGGTTGCGTTTTGTGACATGAAATTACTCCTTGGGAATTTGTGAACAGGCGAGGCACATGGCCGCGTTGGCGCTGATCGTGCGCTCTTTGCAGACGGGGCAGGTCCAGTTGCCTGCGCGCGCGGCCGCTTTTCGGACGCGGCGGAGGACCGCCTCGGCGCGCGGCAGGTCGGCTGCGGGAACTACGAGGGTTTGCGTTGCTGCGAGAGCTGCGAGGGTTTGCATTTATTTTTTGGCCAGCACGGCGATCAGGCTGCAGTTGCAGCCCGGGTGATACGGAGGTCCGTCATCGCCGGTTGAGAAATCTTCGTCGAGCGGAATCGCGCCCTCTTCGGCTGCGTCGTTACACTCGTCATCAAGGTCGTGATCGTCGCTGAGAAGCGATTGCTTCCCGGTGACGAGACCTGAGGCCGCCCAGCCGGTGATCGTGCCCGAAACCGATGCTTTCGCCGTTTCGGTTTTTGCGATCAGCTTTGCGCGGCCGGCACTGAATTCGGTGCTGTCTTCGATTTCTTCTTTCAGTTCGGCCGGCGTCATGCCTTCCGTGTAAGCCCGCTCGACCAGGTCGCGTACTTTGTCGCGGGTCGATTCCGTGATAGCCCACCGGGCGTCCGGATTCTCCACCAGTTCGCCGTCGACCCACTTACGCCCGACCAGTTCGGCTCCGCGATCGCGCGCGAAGGCGGCGGCGTTTTCATTGGCCAGGTTGAACAGGCCCTTGTCCGTGATCTCAAGCGACCGGAGAGCTTTGCGCGCCGCTTTGATCGCAACGCCTTTCAGCGCGTCCTCAACGGGAACGGCGACCTCGTCCAGCGCGCTGAGGTCCAGCGACTCAGCGATCTCAGCGGCTACTTCGCGCGCCGCTTCGGCGATGTCGTCGGACACCTCATCGGCAGTCTTCCCGGTCGCAACGCTGCTGCCTGCAGGAGATGTCCCGCTGCCCGTGGCCACCGGGCTCACGACCGCGACAGATTGCGGCAAAACCAGTTCGTAGGCGTCTGCGACCGTTCCCGGCAGTTTTTCGCGAAGGGCGTCGAACGCGGCGGCGAGAATCGTTTCAATATCCGACTCGGCGGTGGCGCGGCCCGGAAAGTCCTGGTCCGGCGACACCGCCAGGGATTTTGGGGGCGTTTCGTCCGCCTTGGCGAGCAGCAAGAGTTCGCGCTTCGTCTTCTTCAGCAAACCCCGGAGTGCCTTCTCCGCCAGCGGCAGTTCGGTCGCCGGCGGAGCGATGGGAGTATCGCCTCCCGGAATCGGGTCCCGGCCCAGCTCCTCGCGGACTTCGTTGGGAGTCAGGACCTCCTCATCGAGATAAATCTGATGTACCTGCGCGCGCTTCAGCGGATCCGGATCCACCTTGTCCTGGAAGCTGGCTTCGATATCGTCGTAGCCCCAGAAGGTCCTGATGAGATCGGTAACAAGCTCCTCAATCCAGTTCAGAATCGGCGCCAGACCTTCTTCATCCGCCGTCTCGGCCGACTGCTGCGCGGTTGCGCGGTTGTTCTGTTTCACCGCCCACGTGGGCGCTACAGAAAACGCATAGCAGACGATGCGGGCCAGCCACTCGTCGAACTCGTCCTTGAGGACCTCGTTGCGTGGAAAACAAATAGCTTTCCACGCGGGCATAAATCTCGTACGTCGCCGCGCGGCCTGATCGCCGGCAGTTCCGTCGTACATATCCTGAAATCGCTTGATCTCAGCGGCTCCCCACGACTCATCCACTGAGATCAGGGCATCGTTGATGTTGCCGTCCGTGTAAAAGGAAAGCTGCGACATCTGGCGGCGCAGCGCGATGTTGACGGTGGTTACAATCTGCTCCACCGGGCCAAGACCGTAGAATTTATCGGGCAGCACGTTGCGCGGCCGGTACACCAGCTCCGCCATCGGAAGGCCGTTCGCATCTAAGGTTGTGCCCGCGCCAACAATCGAACGCAGTGCGAAGGGAAGCGGAGCCATGAGATTGATGGCCGGCAGTTGCTTGAGAATCTGCTGGTAGGCCACGCTCGGGGGTTCCGGTGTGCGGCCCTGCGCGTCAAACTTCCGGTCGATGGTGGCCCCGTCGATGATTTCAAGCCGCCCGATCTTTCCGGCCAGGTTCCACCGCGGCAGAATCGACAGCGCGTCCACGACGAACACATCTTCGAGTGCTTTGCGGATCCACGTTTGCCAGCCGGTGCCGTCCGGACTGCGGAAGAACGCGGTCAGCTCTTTAATGCGGGGATCTTCGAGATTGCGTTTCTTCGCTGCCGCATGCGGCTCGCCGTCTTCCTTGCGGACGCGGATTGTCAGCGGTATCGCTGCGACCTGGTCCTTACGGGTCTCGATAACCAGCCGCAGAAGATCGTATCCGCGCGCGAGAGCCCGAAGCTGGGCGTAGGAGACGCCGGATTCCGTGCGACGCGTCTGGAACTGGGTATTGATCGAAAATTCGTAGTCTTTGGCGCGCGGTTCCGTGCCGGCCGGCGCGAGGGCGGGCAGCGGCTGGCCGGGTCCGAACCAGTCGCCCGCGGAAACGCCTGCGATGAGCGCCTGCGTCGAGCCAACGAGGCCGCGCGAGGTGAGGGCGAGGGCGGCGGCGCTGATCGGCGTGCGTGTGGCGCCCGCAACCAGCGCGGGCATTTTCTGCAATAACATTTGAGTTGAGTTAGCTGCTTATTTGTGCAACAATTAGCGGGCGTGGCAAAAACAAGGGCACCCGGCGGCGGCCGAAAAAAGAAACTGACGCCGTGTCCCTTTTGCAGGGAGGACTTCGGCGCGAGAGATTATCCGGGCCACGTCGCGAATTGCCCGAAGAGGCCAGCGTAGATGCCTAAGGCCACCCCGGACCAGGTTCTCGCGGCGGCGCAGCGCGAACTGGCGCTGATTATCAAGAGGCTCGTTATCTGCCGGAACCGCATCTATAAGGACACGGGAACGTATCCGGACGATCTCGGCGCGGCGATCCATCGCACGGAGTTTCTGTTGCGCGATCTGATGGCCGGGCTGGTCAGTCCCGTGGAAGCAAAAGCGCAGATCGCTTGCAGCGCCGTGAAAACAGACAGTAAACTGGTCCAGTAACGATGGACACGGGCGCCCTTCTGCGATCGCTTGGCCGGGCGGAGCGCACGCTCCGGATCGACGGGCTTTTTCTGCTGCTGCAGTCGGACGGTTCCGGCTGTGTGCGCCGGTTCGACGACTCCGTCATATTCCTTTTCGACGATCCTGACGCGCTCGGAAGGTGGATGCGCTCGCCGCGGGTTGTGGCCTACGACGAAGAAGGCATGCGCGTTAAAACCGCGTGAGCCAGAAGGACGGCCACGAGAGAAGCCGCCCGAGGGCGATCTCTTCTTCGCGATTCCGGCGGAAGTCGATCGGGCGCGCAAAACCCGAATCGGCGAAAGTCCCGGCAGGATCCAGCCATCGCGCGAATGAGAGGCGCGCGCATCCGCACTTCAGTTCGCGGCAGACATCGGAAACAACCACTTCCATGCCGCACGCCGTGCAGCGCAACATCGCCTAATCCCGTCCCACCAGCATCGAAACGTAGGCGAGCGCCACGCCGCCGAAGATCAGCGCGGCGGGCACCGACCAGCGCGAAATGCCGTAGGCGACCAGCGCGAGGCCGGCGAGAAAGAGCGCGTCCGCGAAGGCGTGGCGGGCCGGAAGACGTAAGAGATTGAGTTTTTCGGCGATCATTTAGTCCTGTTTGAAGAGAAGGGCGCGTACGGCGCAGTCTTTGGCTTCGAGCAGCTTCCTGAGCGCAACGGTTTTCTCCGGATTGTTCGGGAGAGTGTCCTCGATCTGCCGGGCAAGTTCACCGAAAGGTTTGCTCACGGCCTGGAGGTGGGCGGGAAGGTGAGCGTACTCGAAAAACTGCAGCAGATATTGTTTGTTCATAGGAATCGTTTCAGCGCTTCGTCTTTCGCGGCTTTTTCCGCAGCTTCTTTTTCGGCGATCAGGCCGCCGTAATACTCGAAGAGTCCCTCGCCCACCGCGACATCCAGCATCAGTTCGCTAATTGCCCAGATGCCCCCGTCCGCGTGATCCGGCGACTTCGCGCCCACGTAGCCGCCGGTCGAGAACAGGCAATACTGCCGTTCGAGCTCCGGAAAATTCCCTAGATGCCGGACCTTGCCCTGCGAATAGAGCGCCGCGACGGGTTCGGCACGCTGCGTCTTGCCACGCGAGGCATTTACGAGTTTTATCGGGCCGTTCTTTCGCGCAGTTCGAAGCGTCGATGCGACCATTTCGCCGCCGAAGTTCTTTTCGCCGATCGCCTTATCCGCCTTCCAGCGGTCGAAAAGCTCCCAGGTCTTCGCGCCCCATTCTTCCGGCGAATAGCGGCCGCTGGCGTCTTCGAGAATGCGCCCGATGCCGTCATAGCCGAGGCCCGCGGCCACGATGCCGATTTCATCGCTGCGCTTATCTTCGGGACCGGAGCAGCCCGATGGATCGACCGCGATCACGACCCGCTGCAGAGTGGCGAGAAGCGCGGTTCGTTCCTCTTCACTTACCGGCGCCGCCTCGCGCTGCGCGTTGAAGATTTCCTTCGTCCACAGCGCGCCGATGACGCGGGAGCGGCATTTGCCTTCCCAGATGTTGTCGTAGGCGTCGAGGTCGCGCGCTTTGAGGTGGTCTTTTTCTTTGCGGAGTTCTTCCGGGAACCAGGCATTGTCCGACCAGTTCATCTGGCGAACAAACGAATCCGCGAGCGGGAAGACAACGAAGCGCTGCCAGGGATCGTCCTCGAAGAGATCGGGGTTCATCGACACCCAGATCTCCGAGCCCGGCTTGCGGATCGTCGGGATCAGGACATCGAGCGAGTGCTTACTTACGCTCTGACCTTCCTCGATCCAGACAATGTCGGCGCCCTCAAAACTCTTGATGGTCGATATATTCGACCGGAGGCCCTTGAATACGAACTTTGTGCCGTTTCGGCCGACGATCTCGGTTTCGGTTACGCGGTAGAAGGCCGAAAGCCCGATAGCCTCTATCTGATCCACCAGAAGCTGGTGGACGCTGTCGGCGAGCGAGTTCTGAAATTCACGCGCGCAGATGATCCGAAGACGTAACCAGACTCCCAGTATCAGGAGCGCCCGCGCGATGCTCCACGACTTTGCGGAGCCTCTGCCGCCGTGAAGGATCTTGTATCTGGCCTTTCGAAAGAGGCCCTTAAGCCGGGCCGGGAACCTCTGGGTCGTGATCCATTGGTCTAAGCGCTTCGCCTGCTGGATTGCTTTCGCTGGCTGGATCGCTTTCAAAGGTCACTCGGATTTCGTCGGGTACCAGCGGCGCGCCGTCTTTACCGGTTAACTCCGTGAAGTTCTGGCGGTATTTCGCTTTCGAGCCCTTGAGCAGCGTCGTGAGCAGGTTGTCCGACTTAACCCACGTCCCGAGCGGCAGCGCGCCCGGCACGTTGCGCCAGCCCATGACGGCGGGCGTTTCCGGTTTCGCGCCTTCGTCTTTCCAGTCGCCGGCGGGAACGGCGGGCGTGATTTCGTACGCCTCCACGGGGAAGATGAATTTTCCCTGGAAGACGTTCGGCACATACACGCCGTCCATTGCGCGCGACGTAGCCTCGTCTTCCCACGCATCCTCGCCCATTGCCTTGGCCTGGGCGAAGCGGTCCGGATAGGCCGGATCGAGGCGCATCCAGTCGTAATGGAGCGACCGGTCGAGTTGGCACATCAGAGCGGCTTTGGTGATCTGCCCCGTGATGGCGACGCATTTCAAAAACCCGCGTTTCTTGTCGAGCAGCCGGACCTGGGCGCGTTTTCGCTTGCTTTGCTTGCCCTTCGGCTTCCCGGGTTTGAGCGGTTTCACGGTCGGATGCGCGATTAGGCGGCGGCCGGCTTCGGCGCGAACCGGGCGAGGATGCCCGCAAAAAGTTCCTCAGAGACGTTGAGGACGGCGGTGGCGTTCGCGGAATGGACGAAGATCGGCGCAACGCCGGGCGCTGCCGCGAGAAGGTCAAGGAGTGTCTGGTCGAGTGGTTTCATAACTTTTTGATTTCGCCGACGCTTGCGAACCGGCGCCCGTCGAGGCCGCGCAGAATCCCGCCCGCCGGTTTCCCGTGGCGCTTCAGATACGCGATCTCGATCTTGACGGCGGCGAGGCGCGTCTCAAGCTGCGCGATGGTGTTGGCGATAAGGGTCTGGGTTGTCATCTACTCAATTTTGCTTGTCTTTTTCACATCCGCGATGTCGAATTCGACCCTGCACGCGCGTCCCATCGTTTCGATGTTGATCGTCAGAAACGACTTTCCCCGTGTGCTGATCACGACGCCGGTCGCTCCCGCGTAGGGTCCGCATTCGACACGCACAGGAACCCCTGAAAGATATCGACACGGGGTCACTGGCGCAGGCGAATCGACGAGAATCCGCAATGACGCGATTTCATCGTCGGAAATGGAAACGGGCTGCTGATCGATTGACAGGACTTTTACCAAGCCGCGTGTTTGCCGGATTGCAGATGCCTGCGATGCGGTGAACCGCGAGAACAGATATCCGGGGAAGAGCGGCCGAACCGTGGTTTTCTCGCGGTCCGACCAGCGGATTCGTTCCGTGAACGTCGGAAGGAAAAACTCGAAGCCATCGGTTTTCAGTTCATCGGCCACGCAAAATTCTGCGCGCGACCGAACCTGCAGAGCGAACCACCGGGGAGATGGCATGCCCACGCGTGGTGGCGTCGCGGAATCCACGTGCACTTCGTGCCCGTGAGTCCCAATAGCGCCGCGTATAGGGTTTTCGCTCTGCAAGCCTTGATCACGGGCGCTGAGAAACGAAAGAAAATCAGCGCCGCTGAAGGTATAGTCGGCACGAGCGAAAAAAACACGATTCGGCGGGGCGGATTCACGTTCAATAAGCTTGACATGATATTACGTCCAGCTTATAATTAGGGAATTATATACATTACTGCCCCGACTTTGCATTTTTCTTAGCCTTTCGCGCGCGTTTTTGTTGAGCCTTCGTCTTAGGTTTTGGCTTGTAAGCCAGTACGATATCAGCGATTACATCCAGTTCACGCGGCGTCGAGGTGTCGCTCATGCGATCACCTCTTTGTACGTGATGCGCTTCCCGACTACCGCATCGACAAACGAATCCAGACGGCGCAGGGTGTGGATGATTACGTTGCCCTCGTTCAGCCGCCAGGCGAACTCATCGACGTAGCGGTGTAGGTGCTTTGCGCTGGCGTGGTGGTAGACGCCGTGCAACCCGCGCTTCAGGACCGCCCAAACGGACTCGATGCTGTTCGTGTGCGCCGCGCCGTTGACCCATTCCTTCGCGCTGTGGTTGCATGTGGCGTGATGGAAAAACAGACCGTCAAGGTCCGAATACGCTCCGAACTCATCGGTGTAGAGTTGCGATCCAGCCTCTACCGCTCCATGGATTTCGTTTTGGATCGTTCCGGCATCGGTTGATGTGACGACCATCGCGCGGGTGCGGCCACCGCGTTCGCGCATTCCGAGCACCGGAGTCTTACCGACACTGCCGCGCCCTGCCTTCAGTTTCTTATGCTCGTGTTTGTTGCGCTCTTTCCCGCCTACGAAAGTTTCGTCGATCTCGATGATGCCCCGCAGTTTATCGATGTTGTCGGGCGTGGAGCACGCCTCTCGGAGGCGCTGAAGCATGAACCATGCGGACTTTTGAGTGATGCCGATTTCCTTCGCGAGTTGCATGGAGGAGATACCTTTGCGTGCGGTGACCAACAAGTACATCGCGTAAACCCATTTGTGGAGGGGAATTTTTGACGCTCCGAAGATCGTGCCGTCACGCACGGTGAACGTGAATTTATTGCACGCACCGCAACGATAAGAACCCTTGGGGCGCGTTGTCACGCGGTCGCCAGACTTGCACTGCGGACAGGTGGGGCCGGAGGGCCAGAGTCGGCCCTCCAGGTAGATTCGGGCTGCTTCCTGATCGGGAAACCGCTCGAAAAGTTGAAACGTGCTGATGGTGGATTTGCTCATCTTTAGACCGCCGTAGTTTTGTTGGCGACTTCTTCCGCTTTGCATTCTTCGATGTAGCGCTCAATCGCGCGGGGCAACCGGAGGGCGAGTGCTCGCGTGTCACGGCCAGACAGCCAATTCAGTTCTTCGCTATCATACATATCCATTTCAGATCCGGTATAGAGGCAAAATGGCTCAGTCGAATGGTGGTGCATGTTGTTGCCATCCCAGTAGGATCGTTCGCAAGTTTCGCTGACCAATTTCCTGTCAGCGATCAGACCTTTACCTTTGATCGTCACGTTCCAAGTTTGGTTGCCCCACTGGCTTGCGCCAGTGCAGACGCGTCGGATTTTACCGATCTCGCCTGCATCGTCCGCCAGTACAACGCCTACTGGCAGTGGCGCGATGAGTTTTTCGATTCGCCCGCGAAGCTGGACCAAGCTGTCCTTCCTGGCTGCGACGGCAGCGGTTAATTGGTCAATGATCGTGTTTTCGGTGGTGGTTGACATATCGAGTCTCTTTTCCTGCCCCCGCATCGGGAGGGCTGTTTGGTCGTCTACCGATTCCGCCAATCGGCTGGCTTGCTATACCTCAATGATACTTTGTTACCCCGCTCTTGTCAAGGGTATTTATGTATATAATTCCCTATAATTAAAGAGTGCCGGTTGAGATCGAATTTACTGAAGAGTTTGCGGGCTGGTGGGACGATCTGACCGAAAACGAGCAGACGAAGGTCGCCGTCAGCATAGATCTGCTTCGCCGGTTTGGTGTGACGCTCTCGTTTCCGCACTCCTCCGGTGTCGCCGGATCGCGCCATTCGCAGATGCGCGAACTGCGCATCCAGGTCGAGGGAAGGCCATACCGGGTGCTTTACGCGTTCAACCCGCTTCGTACCGGCATTCTCCTGCTGGGCGGCGATAAGACGGGCGATCAGCGCTGGTATGAGGTCAATGTTCCCGTGGCTGACCGCCTCTATGACGAGCACCTGACTGAACTGAAGAAAGAAGGTTTACTGTAAATGCCGCGACGTAATTTCCGTGAACTTGAGGCGAAGATGACGCCGAAACAAATCGCCGAGCGGGACGCCCTCGTGAAAGAGATTATCGAGGAGATGCCGCTGAGCCGGGTCCGCGAGGCGCGCAATCTCACACAGCAGCATCTCGGACATATGCTGAACAAAAACCAGTCCGCCATTTCGCAGATAGAGCGCCGCACGGATATGTACGTGCGAACGCTGGCCGATTTCATCAGGGCGATGGGCGGCGAACTGGAGATCCGCGCGAACTTCGCGGACGGCAGCGTGCGGATCACCGGCCTCGCCGATCAGGCCGGGAAAATATGAGATCCAAACCTGTACCGCGCACGTCCACAATTAAGATCACGGACGAGATCAGGAAGGCGTACGAGGAGCGCGACAAGAGCCTCGACAACGCGGACCCCGATGCTCCGGTGATGCCGCCAGAGTTCTGGGCGAACGCCACGATCGGCAGATTCTACCGCCCGGTTAAGACTCCGGTTTCGATCCGCATTGACTCCGACGTGCTTCGCTGGCTGAAGTCGAAGGGCGAAGGCCATCTGACCCGCATCAATGAAATCCTTCGGGAGCACATGACGGCGGAGCTCCAGCCGAAGCGCTGATTTACTTCATCGCCCGCGCCGCCCGCTTTTTTCGTTCTTTCGCCAGCGTGGCGAGCCCCGCCCGCGTTGCCGTGGCGGCCGTGGCGGCGAGATCTTCGCGGCGCCGGCGGTCGGCATCTTCCAGGTTGAGTGCGATTGTGGCGAAATCCCTGCACTGGCGCGCCATAAAGCTGTCGAATGTTGGCTGATCGAAGATCCGCGCGACATCGACAAGGAACGCCGACACGGTCATGCGAGCCTGCGGGCCGCGGCCGCGGCGTTCAGTTCCTGCTGGTCGGGCGCGGTCGTGTGGCGGACGTAGCCTTCGAACCAGAGCGGTGGCCACGATTGCTTGTGGCTCGGCACGACGGGCACGAATTCCTGAAAGTGAATCAGGTCTGCGGACCAGAGCACGTGCCACCACCAGCCCCAGTGGCTTTTCCGCGCGACGAGGTATCCCCCGCGGTCGCGGAAGCGCCGCAGTGCGAACGCGATGCAGTTGCCGCGGCGCGGCGCATAGGCGGCGAAATGGTATGAGTTGCGATCGCGCTTCAACGGGACGCCTCGGCCATGACTTTGGCGAATACGGCAAATCCGAACGCGATCACGAGAGCCGTGATCCACAGCCACTCCGGGCGGCGGCGGCGGACGTAGCCCTTCATGCGGCTCCGATATGCGAGATCGCTTCCCGGATGCCCGCCGTATCGGCGCGGGCGGAGGCGGCATCGCGCAGGGCCGTGCCGCGGTCCAGCGAAAGGGCGGCGGCGGCGATGGATGCGATTTTCTCGTTGACGTTATTCGCCGTCCTGAGACCCTCCGCGCTGACCGCGTAGGCGGCTTCGGCTTTTCGTCCGTTGGCTGCGGCCTGCTGACTTACTTGCCGCGTAATGGCCGTATTCTCGGCAAGGCCGTTCTGCAGCGCGGCGCGTGCGGCATCGGCCGAGGCGCGGTCGTCCATGGCGAACTTATGCGCGTCGAGGCGCTCCAGGCGGGCGGAGCGTTCAACGATTACCTGCCTGAGAAGGCCGGCAACTGACGTGATGAGCACTCCCCACATCGCGATGGATTCGGGCGTACCCGGAATGATGAGCAGCGCTCCTACGCCTGTAAGAGCAGCGCTGCGGAGGGCGAGCGCGATCACGAGGAGGCGCCGGAAAAGAAGTTATGTTGCACGATGCCATAGTCGGCACAACGCAAAAAGGCGCTTGCGGCACGCTAGAATACCGAAGGAAAAGGCCCATGAACAAACAAGAGGACGCGGACCTTACGCCGCTTTCGCGAAAACCTTCAGCGATCGCGCGCCCGTATTTGCGCTGCTCACGCAGGCGATTTCCATCCCGGGCGCGTGCTTCTCGAGATCTCCCAGGCCGCATCTGGCGAACTTCGAAAACGCCGCGGCGCCGAGCAGCTTCACCAACAGCTTGAAATCGATCGCGCGTTCGAGGGCGCGCGGGCCGAGGATCACGTCGAACCTCACGCCGTGGACGGGGATCTCGGCGGCGGCCGCTTTCGCCGGCGAGTCGGCACCTGCGCGGATCTGTTTGCGGAGAGCGTCTTCGCGGGCGATGAAGGATCGGTGCGGCGCCAGGCGGGTTTCGATGTCACCGAGTTCGTCGACCATGGGGGCGAGAAGCGCGACCATCGGATCGGGCGTGGCGGGTACCGGTACTGCCGGTACGGGCAGTACTTCGGGCTTTGTTGCGGCGGGTTTTGTTGCCATCTGCAGGTATAGTCGGCACGGCGCGATTCGGACTTACTCCCCCCGCGCTATCTGGGATTCGATCATCAGTTTGATGGTGGCCTCTTCATCTGGCTGAAGCGGGCCATTGGCGGCGACCCATTCTGCCGAACGCTCGATCCTGTCTGTCAGGTCATCCCAGTCATCCACAAGGGTCCAGCCGCTTACGATGTCATTAAACCCGTCCCGCATTCGTTGCCTCCCCTGCAAGGCCATGCTGACACGTGCGAGCGCGTGCATTTTTTTGCTTGCAAGTGATCGCATGGGTGCGTACCATAGCAAACATATGCCAACCAGTGCAGCTGCACAGCCTGCAACAGTCCCCACGCCGCCCGCCATGACAAAGGCCGAAGTCATGGAATACCTCGGCAAATCGAAGCGCACGGTCGCGCAGTACGTGGCCGACGCCCGACTGCCGCAGCATCGCTTCGCACTGCTTTGCATGGCGCGCCCGCGCTGCCTGGGCCGAAGCCGTGGCTCACTCCGGCGGAGGCCGCAGACTACAGCGGCCTGTCGCGGGCGTGGCTGCTGAAGCAGGCGCGCGAGGGCGGATATGGCGGCGGAATGAATCTGGGCACGGAGAAGAATCCGCGCTGGATGTTCAATCGCGACGCGCTGACGCAAATCGGAAAGCGGGAGGCGTTCGCGAAATGAAGGGCTCGTTCGCGATCCTTACCGATCTCAGCGAAGAAGAAATCACCGCCCGCGCGACGGCGGCGCTCGAAGAGGCCGGGCTGCTCGACAGTCTCGTCAGCCTCAAAGTCACTTCCATCCCCGTCACGGTATCTGCGGCGCCCGCTCCCCGCGTTCGACCGCGGCGGCGGGTTGCAGCGCCGTGCAGACGCGGGCAACTGCACGCCGCTGCAAGCGTTCCGAAATGAAAGGGCTGCGTTTGTCTCCGGAGCTGACCCTGCCCCTGGATGCGATCACGTCGACGCTGATCGTCTACGGCGGCAAGGGCATGGGAAAAACGAATCTGGGAACAGTCCTCTGCGAAGAACTCTCCGCGGCGGGGCACTGAAATGTGCGATTGCGAAAGGTGCCGGAGATCGAGACGCATCGACGAGCGTTCGCGCCTCGGCGACGCCGACGAACTGAGAGCGTTGATCGACGAGCTGCTGAACGCGCTGATCGAAACCGAAGACGAGCTTTCCCTGGAGCGCTATGCAGCGATGCAGAGCGATGTTTCTATTGCCGAACCGCGATAGCCGTGCAGCGCCGTGCGGGCGCGTGCGATTTTTTCTACTGCACGCGTCTGCATGGGATTTCCCATCGCGCGGGTAGTGTCAATTAAACTTGACGGCGTCGAGCCACGCGGGCGAGAATGGTGGCTCTTCGGTGGTTTTTCGTTGGCTTTCCGTTGGTCTCACGGTGGTCTTCCGTTGGCATAGCGCCGTCTGCCCAGACAGCGCCACGGCCGCCGAAGCGCCCGTAACGGCTCGGCGATTCACGGAACTGCCGGCGTTTCTTCGAACGCGACGATCTGCTTCTCGCCTTCGCGCCAGTCGGAATCGGCGCCGCCGGTAATCGCATCGCCCTGCGCATTGGCGGCGGCGAGGCGCTTCTGCCACGCGTAATACGCCGCGACCTGTACGTATTCGCTGAATTCGGCTGCCAGTGGGTCCATGGCCTATTGTCCGCCGAATCCGTTCAGCGCGGCGCCGTGTAGGTCGCGGTCAGCGCGAAGGGCACGGCGACGGCGCCGACGGCGCTGATGCTGAGCGAGTACCAGCCGCTGGTCCGGATCTTCAGCGACAGCGACGTCGCGGGTTCCGAAACGAGTGTACCCCCGGCGGGATCCGTGACCCAGATCGATGCCTCTTCCGCGCCGGCGGGAAGCGCCACGCTGAGCTTCAGATTCGTTCCCGCCGCGCAGGAGATGCGCCCGACCGGCATGTAAACGCCGGGCGGCGCCGGGCCGATATCCAGATCGGCCGCGCCTTCGAAGACCTGCGTCGTCGGGCGCGAAACGAGTTCGTAAACGCTGCCCTCGATTCCAGCCCATGAGAAGCACATCGAGCTTTGCCCGGCGTTGTAAGCGTCGGACGGAATCGTGAAGGTGGCGGTCTGGTTGCTGCTTACCACGATGTCCTCGTGATGGCCGAGGAAATCGTGCAACTGCGTACCCGGCCAGAAACACGTCGGCACGGTGAGCTTGCGCCGGTTCCACGTGTCGAAGTTGAGGCAGCTGAGCATCCCTGGACTGTTCCCGATCACGCCGCCCTGCCCGTTGCGCTGCAGCACAATTGCCTTACTGTCGCAGAATTGTGTGGTCATTTCGCCAAACGCCATCCGCCTCGCGGACCACAGCATCGGGTCCAGCGATTTCTTCAGACCATAGGCGCCGGGCCACACGTTCGATCCGAAATAATCCTTCGCGTAGACGAGCGCGCAGCGGCACGGAATGGTGAGGAGGTAGAGGTAGCCGAGAAGTTTATTGAGAACTACCTGCTGGCCAGGAGTTTGATCGCCTGGGGACCGGCTCGTGTCGGTATCCGGAGTTTCGACAAAAGGCCAGAATAAATCCGGAAGCCAGCTGAAGCCGCCGCCCCTGTTGAGCGCCCACGCGTTGCCGTTGTTGCAGGCATCCTGGATAGCGTAGTGCGCGTCAAAGTCTTCCAGGCCGCTCCGACCCGACATCGGATAGTTGTTTGCCCATGCGGCGGCGTCCGCTGCGCTGGCATAAAACTCGCTGTAGAACTGCTGGCGCGCCATCTCGCCCGAGTTCATCCATTCCGCGACGAACGGCGCCCACGTTCCCTTCACATCGTCAAATCGGTGCGGCCCGCGCGCGCCGGTAGACCGCAGCAGCCAGCTGCCGAAATCGACGCAGTCGTTAATCGACTTCCGCGGCGGCTGGCAGTTCTGGAACACGCGCTCGCGGCCGAACGGATAATCGTAGAACGGGACCGGAACCGCATCTTCCCTCGAGAACGGAGGGATCGGATCGTTGAAGGCTTTGGTAGCCGGGTTCCACGATGTATTGCCGCGGAGCTCGCCGGGCGTGATGGCGCCGCGGCCGTTTTTCGTTTTCCCGTCGCTGCCGAAATATTGCAGAAAACCGTTGCTGTCTCCGCCGATCTGGTGCATCGAAATATCCAGCTGCACTTCGATCCCGTTGGCATGCGCCGTGGCGATCGCGCGCAGCAAAGACTCGCGTGAACCGTACCGCGATGGGATGCTCCCCTGCTGATTTTTGCTCCCTATATCGCGAAGGTCGTAAACCTCGTACCCGTCACAGCCAGCGCCAGCGCCACCCTGCGCTTTGGAAACGGGAGGTAACTGCCACGCGTTGAACCACTGGCGGAGATCAGAAGCCTGACTGGTAAGGAAATCCCACAGCCATGGTGCGCCGGGGTTGGTCGACGGCGCGGGCACCGTGACCTTGTTTCCGGCCGGGTCGAAGAAGCGTCCCCAGGTGATAAGTGCAGCGCTCACGGTAGCTTCAGCTTACGCCGTGCAGCGCCGCGCAGACCATTGCGATTTTTTCCTGCACCCGCCTGCAAGGGTTCATCTCCGAGAGTGTCAAGTTAAATTGACATTCTCGACTACGCCGCGATCCGCTCCACGGCGCCGCCGGTTAATCGCGCTCTCACGGCGGCGATCGCCTCGTCGTGCAGTTCAAGTGCCGCGGCGCGCGAAAGGCCGAGGGACCTGGCAACGATCCCGATAGTCGGTTCCATCGGTCCGTAGTAGTGCCCGAGCAGCGCACGCTGGGCGGCTGGCAGCCACGAAATGGCGTCGGCTATGCGACGCCTCAACCTCGCGGCGTCCAGCGCTTCCTCGGCGACGGCGGCGGTAGCGGCGCGATCGAGAGCGGCGGTCTCGTCGAAAAAATCGAACCTGGATCCGAATTCCCGCTCCCGGCCGGTTTTCGTTTCGGCCAGTACCTCGAGGCCCGGACGCGTGTTTTCGACATATCGCTTTCGCCTCACACTTTCCAACATCGCGCCGCGGATGCCCTTCCGCGCAAACGCCGAAAACGGCGCTCCGCCGTGGGCGTCCGGCCGGTAGCGGAGGGCGGCGGCGCACAGCGCGAGCAACCCCTCCCCAATCAGGTCGCACAAATCGAATGACGGCGGAAGGCTGCGGTGAACTTTGCGCGCAAGGCCGTCGACCAGCGACAGATGGGCGAGGGCAAGCTCGTCGCGACGGCGGATGACGCGTTCACGATGGCCGCCGGACGCGATAGAAACCACGTTTGGGGGAATCATATAGGAGTGTGATCTATTGTACGTCGGATTGGATCACTTTACGGTTCCCTGACGCGCCGGTACGCGATATGCTGGCGGGGTGGAAAAGCGGCTGGATCCGGCAGTGGTGCGCACGATCTTCGATTTCCTGCCGCCTTCGGCAGATTTCTCCGTTGACAAAGAAATCGAGGCATACGCAAAGGCGCTCCTTCGAACTTCACTGGCTCGATACGAAAGCTGGCCTTCGCGCCTCGTCCGCCTCACGCTCCCCGGCACGCCACGCCGCAACACCTCCCGGCATCCCCGCACCCCGTCGAAGCCGATTATCCCCGGAGTTTCCGTGCGCTCCGCCCGTGTTTCCGGACTTTTGGAGTAACGCGGTCGCGCCGGGTTTCGCCGGTTTTGACCCTGGGCGGCCGCGCTCGCGGCGGGGTGCCGCTGGTGGGAAGGGCGCGGCGCGCGTGGATTTTGGCCACTCCCATTCCCAGATTCGGTTTCCGGAGCTGGTGGAAGTTCCAGGTATGGGTTAAAGAGACGCGCCGTCAGGCGCTTCCTTATTCGTAGACGCGCAGGCGGAACGCCGAGCGCGCTGCCGGGCTCGCCGTCATGGAAAGCGCTCGGCGTAGCCGGAGCGGTCGGATCGGAGGCTTGCTTTCCTGGAAGCGGAGCAGGTGCTTGACTACTACGTCTCTAAAGACTTGAAACTAAGGCAATAAGGAGGGGGTGTGCCATTACGGCATAGACTATGCCATTTCGTTCACCAATCCGGCACAGACTGTGCCACATTGCTTTTTTAAATGGCACAGACTGTGCCATTTTCCTTTTGAGGCTGGTCGACGGTCCGGAAGCGGGTCTGGTGAAAGGGCTACTTGCGGCTGCGGCGGCCTTCGCCGGGGGCGCGAAGAGGTTTGAATCGGGACCTGGTGGGGTTCCACAGATCGGGCGCGCGGTCCGCCAGATCGGCGATATGCGGGTTCACGGGCCGAAGTACGGTTTCGCTCGCGACGAGGTGCATCCCGAGGCAGTAGACAACGCCGTCGTCAGGTTCGTGGGCGTGGCGATAGCAGACGAAACGCATGCAGGACATGCTGTATCCATCCTTGGTTCGCCCGTGAATCGGAAAGTGGCACCATGCGGTGGGCTTCGCAAAACAAAACGCGCACGGCTCCTCGTATTTGAAAGGGCTCATGCACTTCGGGCCTTTATGTCGGCGAGAACCCGCCGCGCAGCCTCGACCTCGTCCGGCTCGTTGGCGGCGATCCACGCGCGGTAGGCACCTCGGTCGTCCTCGGGAGTGTCGGGCCGTTCAACCTGCCGGATCGCGTCCGCGATTTCGTTGATCCGCGCTTCACGCGCCCATGTTTTCTGGTCTTTGAGTTGCCTCTCGGTCTGGGCTCGCGCCTTAAGCCAGCGCTCGACCTTGCCCCCGATTCTCTTCTCAAGCAGGCCGACGTTCAGCGGCTTCCGCGAACCCGCCGTCTTGCGCCAGTCGCGTCCGATTTCGCGCGCCATCTCGGCCACGTCCTCGACGGGAGGCGCGGGTTTCTTCCCGGTGGTCTTGACCACTTCCCGCCACACGAACTCCGCATCCTTTATGCTCGCGCCGTTGCACGCGTCGATAAGCGCGTCTTTCAGCGGTTCAAGATCGAGTTCCGCGCTGACCTCGGGAGCGGGTGGCGCGGACGCGGCGGCGGGGCCCGTAACCTCGTCCTGAATGCCGGTCCTGACGCGCGTCGCCTGCGCGTTCGGCAGTCGCGCAGCGGCGGCGTGATCGAGACCCCAGCTCACCATCTCTTCGGGAGAGAAGAGGCGCTTACCCTTGCCGAACACGTAAAACGCGCGCGGCGGCACGGTCCCGATCTTGGGATTCGCTGCCCAGGAGCCGAGGATCTCGTCATAGTTCGGCAGCCGCCAGCTCGTTCCCACGGGCGACGTCTTCGCGCGCGATTCCTCCCAGGGGATGATGATGCCCTTCAGTGTCATCGCCTCCAGCCGGTGCGCGACGGTCCGGCGCGGCATTGGCTGCCCGTCGTAAGTGAAAGGCGCGGTCGCCGCCGCGATCTTCGTGATGCTCGCGTCGCGGAGAAGCCTGCCCTGGCCGCCCCGCTCAAGGCCACCCGGGAGAAACACCGGCTTCAGCGATTCCATCGCCTGATAAATCACGCCATCGCTCATGATCATGGCGTGCTGAACCCAGCTACCGAATTTCGGCAGCGGGCTGTTCGGCTCGACCTCGGCCGGGCGCTTGCAATACAGCGCCGGGTTGAACTTCGGGCGGGTTGAGGGCTTGGGAGTCAAAACCGCCTCCCGTCGACGCTGTCGTAGAGCAGCCAGGCGCCCGCGCAAACCATCGTCAAACCCGAGAACCCCAGCGCGGCCGCGTACCGCCCGTCGAGCCCGAGCGCCAGGCCGCCGAGGATCCCGCCGCCCGCGAGGAGCGCAGCGATCAGCAGCTTCACGCGCGCCTCCTGTCGTATCGACCCAGGATGTCGGCGGGCGCGAACAACTCGAGCTGCCCGGCGGCGGCGGATACTGCTCGTACGGGCAGTATCGGCGCGACGCGCTCCGGACGCGACGCGGCGATCTGCGCGAGCGACGGCGCGGCGTGCATCCACTGGACCAGCTCGTGTTCCCGGTGCGGACACCTCTCGTACGATCCGCACACGAAACATTCCCACCACGGCTCGGGGTAGAGGATGGAGCGCACGCGGCTCGTCAAGCGGCGACCTCACGCAGGAGTTCGAGCTCCCAGCACTCATCGCAATCGGCGGGCTCAGAGAAGAGAAGGGGATTCTTGCCGAAATGTTCCGCTCGCCACGAGCGATGCTCGCCCGCGCCCCATGGAACGTGGCGCATCCGCAGGTGCAGGAGCAGCTCCGACAACACCGCTTCGGGTTCAGGCTGCGGCAGCGCGCGGGCGCGCTCCGCACACGCCCAGGAGCAAAACAGCGCGGGAGGGAAATCGGCGCGGTACCGCCAGTAGTATCCCCCACAGCAGGCGCAGCGTGTAATCATGCGCCGGCCTTTCGCGCGGCAAACCCCGTCGGGCGCGCCGGCGGTCTCGGCGGACCGAAAAAGGCGGACGGGGAAAGCAGGGGACGCGGCGCGCTCCGGATCTTGCCGCGCATGCCGCGAACGCTGACGTCGTCCGGCAGCGGTTCGGTATGCGGGTTTTCGAGATCGCCCGGCCGGGGTCGGGCGATGAGCCGGGCGCGCAGTTCGTCGTACCAGGGACTCGGTTCGTACCGGAGCGGCTCTGACGCCTTGCCGTACCTCATGCGCCGGCGCCTTTCGCCCGCAGTACCGGCTGTGCCGGGCGCGGCACACGCAGGGCGGCGGGCCAGACGTTCAGCGGCGGCAATGGCGCGGGTTTGGCCTCGGCAGGCGGCGGGGCAGGGCAGGGCGGGGGAGTCCTCATCCGGTCGCTCCCTTCGTCAGCGGTGCGGCGGCTGAGGGATAGTCCGGGAGTTCGCTCCAGCGCTCCGGGACTGCCGTATACAGCCACTGGCCCCGGACCCGTCTGCGCTCGACCAGCCCGGCGATGGCCGCCTGCCACAGCTGTAGTTCGAGATCGTCGCTCGGGTAACCGGATTCCTTCGCGAGCTCGTCGATCCGTGGATTCGCCCACGAGGCCGGCCGATGCTCATTCGCGAACGAGTACTTCAGCACCTGCAGGATCGCGAGGTGCTGGACGTCGCTCCAGGTCTTGCGGCGCAGAGTGACTGCGATCGACGCGTTCGCCGCCCATTCCGGAAACCGCCTGTTGAGCGGCATCGCGATCAGCCGTTCCCGTTCGGTGGGGCTGAGCCGCACCTGTTGGCGGCTGGCGGCAGGTGTCGAGCCGAAGGCGTCCTTCATGGCGCGCGCGCGCTTCCATATCGCGCGCCTGGAGTATTTTGCGGAAACGCTGGCGACGACAGCCGCGAGCCCGGCGGGCGATCGGGGGGCCGAGCCGCTCCTGCTGAGAGACTCGAGCGCATTCTGCAGAGCTTCGAACGGCGTGTCGACGAGAGCTGCCAGCATCCCGGCCAGGTATCCGGAATCGAGCGGAGATCCGGTCCAGCTACGCCAGACGGACTGCAGGTATTCGCCGACTATTACCCGATCCTGCAGAGTGGGGGACGCGGGCGTGTTGACGCGCACGGGATGACGCACACCCTCACGGGCGGTTCCTGACTCTATCGGCGTGGGCGATGGCGAGGGGTAAGAAATACAGCGCTCCGCTACAGGCAACTGCGCGGACCGCGGGGCGCGAGCGTTGATTTGGTGCCGGAAGGCCTTTAAAATAGTTGTTTGGTCAGCGTCTCGTAAACGCGTGGCCAAACTTAGCCTCGTAAAAAACGGCGCAAAACCTTTTATGGCTCACACTCGCTGGTCCCAAGGGGCTCAAACCAAGAAGACTTCAGCAGGTGTGGTGCGCCGGAGGCGGTCTTATGACGATAGGATTTCGCAGCCGCTCAGAACGAGCGTGGCGAGGTCGTGCGTAATCGGAAGCTGGGTCTGAGTTTACGACCCAACTTCCGATAACGTATATTATTGTCGAGTTCCGCCTCCTTCCCCGCGGATGCGGGGAAGGGCAGCCAGAGACGGGGGCGGGGAACAGCGTCACGCTTCACTCCCCGGCTCACATGTCCCGATCTTCGCGGCCCGAACTGCCGCCCAAAATGCCACCGACGCGATACGCGCGCTTGCGCTTCTGCTCATGGGCGGGTGCCCGCGTTTCTTGTCCCGGAATTTTGCCTGCGCACGGCGGAGGACCTCCCTCCGTTCCGGAGTCTGTTCGCGAGTAGCCACGTTAGCCGATGATAATCCGCCGGACTGCCCTTTGTCGAGTCGTCCCTCCGGATTCCCGCACTCAACTTAAGTCGCCGTACTGTACGTACCGCTGGTACGCCCCGGCTAGCCTCTCGTGTGCGTTTCCCGTTACGTTCGAGACGATGGCCCCAGTCCGCATTCCGCGCACCTCCGAGAGCCGCCGCGAGCGCACCTACGCCCAGCTCGTTTTGCGCGTCACGCGGGTCAACGGCCGTGCGGACTTCGAGGGGCCCCTCTTTCGTTGCGGGGCGGACATCGATGAGGCCGCGCTGCATCCCACGCCGGAATATCCGGAAATCCCGCTGCTCATCGAATTCGCAGGCCAGGACCGCGCGGGGCGGCTGCACAGGAGGGCCGACGGTTACGGCGGCAGACAGTACCGGTATCTGCACCTGCTCTGGAGCTGGAATGCGAAGCGCGGGGACTGGGAAGAGGTCGCGCGCATCGTCAGCGAGGGCGCTGAGTGGCTTCACGATCTCGCCCCCATCGTGCGGCGGCTGATCGCTTCCCCGCCCCGCCGGTTTGTGGAGGTCGCCGGAGACGCCACGGCGCGAATCCTGGCAACGCTGGACGGCGAACTTGCCGTTCTCGAAGACGAGGGGCGCGAGCGTGTAATGGCGTTTTTATACGACCAGTTCACCGCGCGTTTCGTGGGGGCCTGACAAGCCATTATCCGAAATCATAGTTCTTTATTCCGGTTTTCGGTATTTTCAGACATCATTATTTTCTGCAGACGAAACAAACCGCGTGTCCTTTGTTACTCAATCGAAACGGCACTATCACGCCCGTCTTTTCATCGGCTTGCGCTGAAAAGCGAACGAACGGCGAAGACCGGCGGCGGGCGGTCTCTCGGTTTCCCGGTTCGACGATCACATTAAATTATGAGTGTTGGGCTGTGCTGCTATGCCGCGGGCGCGGCAGCTTCTCCGGTTTCGTCCGTTGAAGTTTACCGCGCGGTCGTCCCGGCTTTCGGTCGCGCACCGCGTCGAGCTGCTCCGGCGTGATGAGGTAAACCGATCCTACCAGCGTCGCGCTCAGCCGCCCCGCCGCGATCATCGCGCGTATCCGTTGCTGGGTCACGCCCAGCTTTTCAGCCGCGGTCGAGGTCGTGTAGAGGAGCGAAGCATCGATCATTGATTTACGCGATCACTCCTGCGGAGGCGGTTTGTCGTTCTTGCCGATGTTCCTCCATGCTTCGTCGAATGCTTCCGGGCTCTCGTCCAGTTTTCGCAACAGCATCATCGAGCGGTCCAGGCCTCTGGCGGTCATCCGCCGCAGGAATGGATCGTGGAGCAATTTGAGAACATCTTCCGGCAGTCGCAGGCTTGCCAGCAGCGCCTTTTCTCTGAGCAAGTCCTCTACCCTCGCGAGGTTGCGTTTCTCCATTAGTTCCGAAATCTGATTCATTTGAAAGGCTCCATTGTTCAAGTAGCGGGAACAGGGCACGATGACGGTAGGCGGCGCTGCCATTGTGGTCGCGTACGGCGGTCCAGTAAAACCGTGCCAATTCCCTGCCCTCTTCTTCCGTGAGTCCCATCCGAACAGCACCGTCAGCTCCCTCGACCAGATGCGCCCCGATTTCCGAAACCAGCGTGTCGGGGTCGTCCTCGTAGTTCAGATCGTCGGTGAGCGCCTTCGCGGTCTTGACCGCAAGGGGATGAGACAGGAACGCTTCCGGATCACCGGCGTGGCCGTTATCCACCCCGTTCGCGCCAAGCCTGCGCTGCGCAGAGTGCATCTGCTCGTGGCGCGTGGTTGCTTCGATGTCGCTGCCCTCGGCGTCCGTGGCTCCGACATAAATGACTTCGCCCGCATAATCGCGAAGCTGGTTGAAGACGTGCAACACCCGGTGGAGTTCCCGGCGGGTCCAGAAAATCCCGTTTCCGCTGAGTCCGCCGCGCGCGATGTGTCCGCGTAAGGCGCCGCGAAACTGGCGCAGGAGTTCCGGCGCGAAGTTGAAGCCCGCGAATCCCCAGTCAGAGAGATCGTTCAGCAGGACGGTCGTACACACGTTCCCGCGTATAACGGGCGCGTCTCCACGCTTTCCCGGCAGGAGTTCGATTTCGACTGTCGTCTCTTCGCTCATGAAATGACTATAGCGAAGTCGCAATAGTTATGTCAAGACGCGAAAATCTTTAATTCAACCCCGTGCGGACCCATGCAAGCATTTGCAATCGAGAGTTGCAAATGCTCGCACGGGTGGCGGCTACGTGCGCTAAGAAGCCTTCTACGCTGCCGCCGCTTTCGCCGCCGCTGCAATCTCGCGTTTCTCGGCGCCGATCGCTGCGTTCCGCGCCGTAGTCCAGAGGACGCGCTCTTCTGTGGTGAGCTTCAGGTATCCTCTGATGCTGTTCCGGATGTTCGCCGCGCAGCCGCTGAGCGCTGCCGTGATCAGTGCGCCCGGTTTCGCGGCGCCGTTCATGCCGCCGGCCGCTCCCGTGGTTTTCGTGACCGCGGGCGTGCCGCCGCCGGTCTTTGCTTTTTTCGTGCCTTTGGTGCCCATCGTTTTTGTTGCCATATGGGTTTATGATTGCGCGTTTCAGTAGTCAATGCACTTAGTACATTTGTGTTCGACCCACTCGCGCGGCGCCGCGGAGCCCTGCGGTGGCTCCCGCTTCGGCGCCGGAGTCACGGCATTCCGCGTTTCAGATGCGCTGTCAGATGCGCTGTTAACGCCATGATCGCCGCTTTGGCATTACCCTGGATAAGGTCTTTCAGCTTTTCCTCTTCGACGTCAAGCTGGAAGAAAAGCTCCTGAAGTTCCTTTGCGGAGTTGACGCGGCCCGCGTCCAGAAGCACCGGCACGATGGCGCGGGCTGCAGCGACGACCTTCGCTTCGATAGCTCCGCGTGCGACTCGCGAGGCTTCGACCCTCTTCGCCACTTCGTCCGGGTTGAGTCCTGTTTCGCTCATGGCGTCCCGAGATCGAGAGACGGGAATTCCTCGCGGATCGCGGCGCAAAGGGCCGCGATCTCGCTGGCCTCCATGTTGTTCAGCGAGAAGCCATCGCCTTCCAGCCGCTCGGCGATTACGCGCGGGTATTTGCCGGTCACATCCATCGCTGCCTTAGTGAGCCAGCCCAACTCATAGGAGAGTGCCGCGCGTTCTTCGGCTTCAGTCTGTACCTGCATCCGCCCTCCGGACCATAAACGTATCGTACGCGAGCCGCGCCGCCTCGCGCAGCGTCACGCCGGGCGGGTCTTCGCGGACGCCGCCGTGGCACGTGCATGTTCGAATCTGATCTCGATCAGGTCGCGCATTTCCAGCCAGATCAAAGTCGATGCGCAATCGCCGCCGTCATCCGGTGGAAAGAATGCCTTGATCCCGTTTACACCGATTGAGAGTCCTAGCATCGAGGCGGCTGTGCGCAGTACCTTTTCGATCGCGGAGCGAAAGAACTCCACGGCTTCATCTCCGCGCTTGTCTGTCGTTGCCTGGCACCAGATTCTGTCATCCGGGTCTTTGTACCGCCAGCGGAATTTAATCCGCATTTCGCCGGAAACGCGGTCCTCCACGATAAATGCTCTGAAGAACGCCTGCCCCGCGCGGTGACTCAACAGTTCTGCGATGCCGTCATCGAGCACCATCAGACAGCGCAGCTTCTCGGCGTTCCCGTCCCAGCCCGGTTCGTCAGTCATCGGAAAAGCTCCTGCTGCCCTTCTACCCGTGATCGCTTTGCTGTCGGGAGTTCGTTTCGGAGAACCAAGCTGCCCGCGCGCATCTGGTCCCAATGGTCCGAGCAGTAATCGCGATCATCGCCGACGTGAATCCGGCAGCGGAAGCAGCACGGCTTGTCGCAGGTCGCCGGCGCTTCCACGCGGAATTTGCGAAAGTTTCCGGGTCCGATTGCAAAACTGGTTTCGAAGGGCACACAAACCCGAGGCCTGACCCATTTCCCCAAGTCGAGCACCAGCCCGTGTATAAGGATGGCTTCGCTATCGCTAGCGCGCGCGATGTCGTTTATGTGGCATCTCCAGCCGCCTTCCTGGACAAGAATCTGGTCGATGACCAGCGCATCGAAAGGCTCGAAGCGCACCGGCTTGAGCATTGGCCAGTCGCAGAGCGCCTTCGCGTCCGGACAGCCGCACTGCGCGCACTTCCGCCTGCGCGGGCGAGGGCCGCAAACGATCGCGGTACCGCCGTTCGGTAGTGTGAGAAAGTTACACGCCATCAGCCCACCTGCCTGATGCGGATCCCGTCCGGGAGTGACTCATCGGTGCCGACTACAACCCGGCCGCCCGCAGCGAGAAGATCGGCCATCCGCTTTGCTCCGGTGCGCCCGTCGGGCAGCGGTGTGTTCACGCCTTCCTCCGGAGAAACTCGGCCACGGACGCGACGAAGGGGCTGTTTCGTTCCTGCTCTCGCGCGTGGGCGCTCTGGCGGATCTCCGATCCGGGCGGGGTAAGGAGCATCGCGCACATCGTGCAAATCGCGCCGACGGGGCCGTATTGGTTGTCTTTCTTCGCCGCGTCCAGCTGCGCTTTTCCCTCGGGCGACAACACGATGCCCTGCTGGCACGCGACGCATAAATCGACGACGAATCCGGGCTCGATTTCGTGGTTCAGCTCGCGATAGTTCTTGAGGCTGCGCCCCGCCATCAGGAACGGCTGGCTCACTGAAACAGCGCCCCCTGTCTCCCCGCGTCGATCTCAGCGAAGACCTCGCGCGGAATCGCCCACGCGGGGCTGGCCGCATATTCGATCTCCGGCAGCAGCCACAGCTGCCCGTGGCGGCGCGCGCGGTTGCGCCGCCATACGGCCAACCTATGGCGCGAATCAAAACGCGTATGACAAGACGCGCAAAGGAACATCACGGACGACGCAGCGGGATCGTGGGTCGTATGTGCGAGATTGAGGTACTTATCGACCTCGCGGAGGCAGTGCGTGCAATGCGAACCGCGTCGAATCCTCAGCGCGGTGCGGTACTCGCGCCATTCGCGCCCGTAGAACGCGCGGTATTCAGGGCGTATCGGCATCGGCGACCTCCTCGAAGCCCAGCTTGTCGAGTTCGTCGGACTTCAGACCGTGCAGCGCGATGTAGTGGCGCGGAACGAGCCACGTGCGGTTGTGAGCGGTCACCTTCGTTAGCGCGCCTAAACGCTTGACCATCCGCTCCATGTAAAGCTGCGTATTCCGGACGGAATAATGAAGCGGCTTCCCGCAGTGGCAGAGCTCAATACACGGCGCGCTCACGTGAGAGTACTCCGCATGTGCATGTTCTCGGTAAGGAAGTGGTTGTGGAGCGCCTGACGGATGATATTGGCCTTGCCACCCAGCGCTGCGACCGATGCCGCGACTTCGGGATTGCGCAGGCATTCTGCCCAGTCGGGCGAGCGCTGCTCGCCGACCTCCATCCAGCACGGGGAATGTGCGGACGTGATCAGCGCGCAGCGATTGCTTTCTCCGAACGATAAAAGGTGCGCCGGACCAACGCGGCCGAGACCCCGATCCTCCAGCACGAGCGAAGCGCCGTAAAACGGGCAGCTCACGGCGAGGTCTCCTCCACGCGCAGCTTGCGGTGCGGCACTTCGGCGCGGAGCAGCAGCCGGAACGCCTCGCGGAGTCCCTTGGGCGGATTCTTCTGCAGCAGTACCCGCCAGGTTCATGTTCTGCCAGCGGCCGGGCTCAGCCTCGTACCGAACGCCGATCGTCTCGGCGTACTCGCTGATGTACGCGGCGCGCTCGTGCAGCGCCTCGGCCGTCAGCTTGATGAGGTCGTGCAGGCCGGTCGGTTCCTCCATGTCGCGAGTCTAACCCAACTCGCGCGCCCGCGCGCGAAAACCCGCAAACTATCGCACAAACAGTACTAGGCTTGGAGAATGTCAGCTAACAAGAACACCTACCTCGTCACGCCGATCCGCTTCCTTCCGGACCTCGGCGAAGAAGAAATCGCGTGCCTGACCGCAATGCAGGACGCCGCATCGAGACCCGCGCCCGTCGCGCTTTCGCGAGAGCGCAAACTCAGGCTCTGGCATAACGCCTCGATCTGGGTGGACCGCCAGATCGCCGCGCTCGAAGGCACCGGCGGTCTGGCGATGGCGGCATATGGGGCAGGTCGCGAGGCGGACGACGAAAGCAGCCGGGGTTAGGCGCGGATCGCAAGCTGGCACGTTAGGCGTTTGCCAACGAGCTTGCGGACTAAGCTCGCCGAAAAACCGCGGGCCAACGCTGAAGATTTTTCGCGCGCGTGAGGGCGTGGGGTTGGCTCAGCGCTTCCGAACACCCGTCATGTGTTGGGCGACCGCGCGGATAACTTTCTGGACCTCGGCTGGCGCCGATCCAAAGTCTCTGTACCTTTTCCCGAAGACGCCTTCTCTGGCAATCTGATCGTGGAGTTCCGCATCCGGATCGGGTAGCGGCTCCGGATGTTTAGGCGCTCCCCTGTGCGAATGTTTCGCCGGGGCGAACGTCCCCGCGGCCGGAGGCAAAGCCTCGCCTTGAATGAGCCTTGCAATTTGTTCGAGCAGTCGGAGGGATGCGCCGTCCGCGATGTCGCGCAGCGCTCTGTGCCTGCGCGCCTTGACAAGCGCGAGCGAAGACGTTTTCACGTTGGCCCTGGCCTTGGCCGCTTCGAAGCGCGCGGGATACAAAGGATCGTCTTTGAGCCAGTCGTAATGGTTGCACCTGTCGATGCCCACAGCTTTAGCAGCGGCTTCAACCTGCCCCGTGGTGGTGAACGCCTTGAGAAAACCGGTCTTCGTGTCGAGATGCGGACGACGTGGCAAAGAGGATTATCGCGCGGAAGAGGCGACGAAACCGGCGAAGTTTTTCCGCGCGCGTGACCCTGTTGGGTTTTGTACCCCGAGGGGGCGGCGAATCCGCGCGGCGGGCGGGCGCTTGCCGGACCACGTAAGCTGATGAAAACAAGGCGAAACACGTGGTATTTCGTACGGATAGTTCTACATTATCGGACATCAAAATCCGGCGATGCTGAATGCGTGATTGCAACGCGGAAGAGGGGGGCAGAAAACAGGCTTTCCGTACACCTGCCGGGTTTTACCGGATCTTCAGCGCGTCGACCACCGTCGAAACCGGAACTTTCAGCGCTTTCGCAATCGCCCGGAAACTGGCGCCGGATTTTCTCAGCTCGAGCGCTTCATCGCGGCGGAAGATCCGCTTCGGCCGTCCGGAGGGAAGGTCCTTCCCGCTCCGCGTGTGTTTGTCTTTGCCGATCCGGCCGGCGGCGTAGTCTTTGCGCGACTGCTC